CGGATTAAGGGGGTAATTCTTAATGGCATGCTGTGGTAAAAAACGAAGAGTTGCGGAAGCTCGCCGTCGAGTATTGGAACAAAACAATAAAAAAAATTACAAGAGTATACAGGATAAGAATCCTGCATTATTAAATGACAAGCTCCTGCTAGATTATCATAAGAAAACTCATATGCTCTATGCAGGAGCTGTCTTACGCAAACCAGTCAATAAACCATTTGTAAATTCAACAGTCGCCCTTCATGATAAATTTGTTGAAGAAATATTAAACAGGGGAATGAAACATAACACGCCTTTAAAGAAAGTCTAGTTTTAAATAATTACCGTTCTATATATATTAATTTATGGATAGAGATACTTTCGTAAATTTTTATAAGGGGGCGGATATGAACTTAAAATTTTCAGATAACTTATGGATTGATCTACCTTGTTTCATTTTGTTTTTTATTTTACTTATGCATGTTTCATTGAATAGTTTGATCTCTGTTGAATTTGGTTTGTCTTCTATTGTTGGAGATAATCCTTTTCTAACAGCTTGGATTGCTCCCATAGTTGAAGAATCGTTTAAATTTCTAATGTTAGCTCTATGGACTCCATTAGCAGTTGCATTTACAGCAATATTTTCAGTAATAGAAGCTGCAAGATATATTACGTTTGGATTTACTAATTTTGAAATTAATCCAATATATTATATAATGAGAGCTATTTGTATCGGTGTACATTTTTTAACTTTAGCTTGTCAAATATTTGGAATGAAAATGTATCGCAAATATAACATGGGGTCATATCTAGTGCTAGGATACATGTCAGCAATCTTTATACATTTTAAGTGGAATGTACAAATTGGTGCGTATGTTGTTAATGCAGTTAATTATTACTATAAATAACCACAAAAATCTTGGGGTAACCAGCCCCGGCGCCCATCGTATGGTTTTCTTCCACTCAACCATAGCCAATCCGGTGGGCGCCAAAACTAAAAAGGAGGTAATTGATTGGTTAAGATTAAGCAGAATGGCCCGAAAGAATGGTTAGTGACTAATGGAGATTACGAACCAATAAAACTCTTTCTCTCACCTTCCTCAATCACAAATAAATTTTTTATTGTGACAAAATTCATAGAGAGAGTTGCCGAACATTGCGGGGAGGGATTCGGTGACTGGTTCATGAAATTTTTATCTGATTGTGAGGATCCTGACAAGCGTCCTCAGACTGTAGTCGATAGTATACAACTCATCAAAGATTATGTTAATGACTATTTGGATTCGAATGGCGTTGACTACAGTCAGTTTGTAGATGTAACTAAGATAAAGAAAAATTCCATTCTATTTCAACCCGAAGAGATTCAAAAAATCCTTCAGTTATCGTGTTACCTTAAAATTTATTCAGTTATTTTCAATAGTGAAAAACTTAAATTGGGGCAAACATTACATCGTGAAGTCTATAATAAGATGGCATCTGAAATAGTCGAGACCGATGTAGTTCGAAAAATTTATGATGTAATTAAAACAAAGACTTTTAGATATAATCTTACAGATAGATTCATGTGGGAGTATATCAAAAATGTTCAGGGTAAGGATATTGGAGTTCATATTATTGAAATATTTAATTTTATTATGAATAATATTCTTGTCCTTTGTGAGGAAAACAAAAATCCAATTACATATTTTGTTGGCGTAATTGATGAATCAGTTAAGTGGTTCTTGAGATCAGTTTATAAGGGGTCAATCGTATATGACGATAGTATATCAACTGAGGATATACAGGGAATCAATACAGATAACCTCAAAACATATAGTTACAACGATACTCTTGGAAGGTTAAAGGGTATTGCATATGAAAAAATTTACGAACAACTACAACGGCAAGGTACAATGGACATGGAGAAAATTGATGACGATGAATTTATTGTATCTTTTCATGAACGTGCTTCTGGGATTAACTACACTTCTCCTTTATGCGAGACGTTGGTTTTTCCACTATTGTCTCAGATGACCTCAATTCCATACCATCATTTTAAGACATTATCTCCAGAGCATGCTGCAGTTCTTGCTGCTTATATTCAAACTCTCATGAGAAAGGTTTTCGGAAGCGAATATAAGAACATGATCTCACTTCTTAATTTTTATCCTTTAAGAAGCCCGTCTATATCAACGACATATAAGATCAAAGCAGTTCATGATTATATAAACATTCAACAAGAGGTTTTGAATTTCTATGGATTCAATACAAAAATCCTGCCTCACAATCTCCTATGTCATTATGTTGGAAGAGTATCTAGAGTTGATTTTTGTGATATCTTAACTGGAAATAAAATGGGTGGTATTCCATTATCAAAAATCGAGCAAGATATGATTCGATTCTATACTCTCTATTTTGCAGGTCATATGACTCCGTATGTTGACGAAATGACCAAACTAATGAATGCTGATTTTTAAAAAAATGTGCGGGAAAGGTTCTTGAGGATATTCTAGATCACCAAAGGAGCATTAACTTTCCCGCTCCATTTTTTTGCTAAAGTCATTTTTAGAACAAAATAATGATAGTTTGCTATAACCTCAGCGCTGGAGGGAGGACAATGAGAGATAATTTTATACAAGAAGAATTAGAAAACCTTTCTGAATTAATCAGAAGAGCAAATGAGTTGATAAACCCAGATCAAAGCATAGGGTATCTTCTTAAAAAAGATATGCGAGATCGGCTTTATGGAATGAAACCTGCCTGTTTCATGAAGTTAAATCCGATTGGTAGAGATACTTCTGCATACTTATTTCCAGTTTGTAACAGATATGGAATGGAAGATCCGAAGGTCATTCATTTATCAATTAAGATGGCAGAAAAACTGACAAGCGATGGCAGATTTGATGTAAACGATATTCAAGGAATGTTAAACAGATTAAATCATAAACATAATACATTTGTTAAAAATGTTCCTAAACCTGCATCAGCAGCTGCTAGGAAAGCTAAAATAACAAATATGTTTAAAAATATTAGAAAATATCTAGTTCTTAGCAAAACAGGAGAAAGTGCATAAGTGATAGAATTCTTAGACCTTAACAAATTTAAAAGAGGTTTGAAGCCAGTCACATCTGCAGAAATGTTTTCCAAACCTGGAGAATATCATTCTGATGGATTATTTTCTGAATCAATTTTTGGACCAGAAGAATCAGTTGATAGAAAAAAGACATTTTCTTTTATCAAATTAAATTCTAGAGTTATTCATCCAACTGCATATGGACTTTTGATAAAGTTGGATATGAAGATTCAAGAGTTTCTTTCATCACAGGAAACCTTTTCTGTTGATAGCAGAGGTACACTAGTAAGAGATCCTGATGGTATTACAGGTATATCTGAATTTATTAAAATATTTCCAAAGATTAAATTTAGAGGCGGAACTACTGACAGAGAAAATTTTATAATTAAGATTAAACAAGCATTCTCTGAGAACACACTTGTTATTGAAGACATACCTGTTATTCCACCCGATCAAAGACCGGCTTATCAAGACCAAAAAGGAATGTGGGTCATAGATCCATTGAATGATTACTATACGGTTCTATTACGAAAATCAGTTCAAATGAAAGGAGCTTCTAAAGCTGGTCCTTTATTTGATCTCCTTAATTATGAACTTCAAAAATCCGTATTAGAACATGATAAATTTGTCCGTAAACTCATTCAAAAGAAAAGGGGGTTGATACGTTCACAATTATTAGGAAAGCGTACCGACTTTTCTGGACGTGCGGTCGTAACACCAGGTCCACAGTTAAAAGTAAATGAGATTGGTATGCCTCTAAGGTTAGCTGTAAAATTATTTGAACCATTCATACTACATAGAATATTTAACTATAATAAACCTGCTTTAGAAAAATTAGGTAAGGAGATAAAATCCTTTATAAAACTTGAACTTTCTATTGATAGCATCCGAGCTGTATTCAAAGCAATTCATAGTGGAGATAAAATACCAAAAGCATTGTTTGATATAATATTTGAAATTACTGAAGTAGCTATGAAGGGGAGAGTTGTACTTGCAAAACGAGATCCTGTTTTACAACCAGAAAGTGTTAGACCATTTGTCCCAATACTTATAACAGGTAATACTGTTCAGTTATGTACTCTTCAAGTTGGTGGTTTTAATGCTGACTTTGATGGAGATACAATGGCAATATATCATCCCATTACTAATGAGTCACAAGAAGAAGTTATCAAAAAAATGTTGAAATCTGAAAGCTCAGATAATGCCCATTCAGTTAATTTTTCATTTACTAAAGAGATGCTTGTTGGACTATATGGAATGACTAAAAATATTAAAAAGACGAGTTCTCCAATAGCTGTTAGTAAAGAAGACCTTGCCAAAGCAAGTGATCCTTATATTCCTGTGAGATATAAAGGACGTAATACTACAATGGGTAAAGCAATCTTTAATGATGCATTCCCAACAGGATGGCCATTTTATAATAATGTAGTAACTAGCAAATATATAAATGGTACTATTCCTATAGTTTTAGAGAAGTATGGACAAAAACAAACCATTGAAACATTTTCTCATTTAGAAAGACTCGGATTCAAATTTGCTACTATTTTAGCACCATCGTTTACGTTAGACGATGTTGAATTGCCATCTGAAATATTACAAATAAAGAAACAGATAAAAGGAACTTCAACACAAGAAGCAGATGTACTAATAAAGAAATCAGAAAAAATGTTAGAAAAACATATGAGAGGAACTGGTTTACATGATTTACAAGAATCTGGTTCTGCAAAAGGATGGGGAAATACTAGACAAATTCTTGTAGCAAAAGGAATTGTTGCAGATCCATCTGGTAAAGTTTTAGATCCAATAGACGCATCATTTGCTGAAGGTATGTCAAATAAAGATTACTTTAAACAAGCGGCTGGAGCTAGAAGAGGTATCATTGATAGAGTTTTAAATACAGCTAGTACGGGATATATGTCTAGACAATTAGCATATGTAGCAAACTCAGTTGAAGTTGATAGAATGTTAAAAGATTGTAAAACAAAAAGAACTTTAGATCAAAGATTAACATCTATGTTAATTGATAGGATAGACGGAAGATATATTATTAAAAATGGGAAACTTATTGAGTTTAATAAAAACGATCACAAGGTTGGAGATGTAATTAATTTAAGAAGTCCAATATTTTGTGAATCTAAAAAATTATGTCATACATGTTATGGAAAATTATTAGAAAGGCATAAGAGTCCATATGTTGGAATCATTTCTGCTCAACTTATTGGTGAAGCTGGAACGCAAACCATTATGAGAACTTTCCATACAGGCGGAGCTGTAGATATTATCTCAAAAGATATCACTGGTGACATTATTCAAAATGACCCAATGGTCGTAAAATCGACTGTTACTAAAAATTTATATCAACAAGAAAATAATTTAGTTGTAAAAAACGATTGTACCATTACAATTGCAATTGGTGACTATCCAAATCCTGGAGACTTAAAAGTAAATCAAGAGAAAACATATTTGAGCGCAAAAGGATTAGTATGTAGAATTGAATTTCCAGATTCAATGTTTAGTATTATTTTGGACTACCCAGTTGAAATTCCTATATATCAAATGGAACAAATAGGTAAAGAATTTTATAAACTACATTTTAAGAAAAACAGTACTTTACTTGAAACTTCATTAGAGCATGAAGATATGAAAGAGCAAGTTCTATATACGCAAAGATTACTTAGTGGTAGAGAAATCTTCAAAGATGCAAATCATTTATTCACTAAGTTGTTTAGAGTGTATGGTCCACTTAGAAATTTTGATACAGTTCACTTAGAAGTTTTAATCTCTCAAGTACTAAGAGACAAATCAAATTTAGCAATACCTGCAAGACTTGGTAGAAGATGGAATCCAGTTTTGATAAATATGAAACAGACTGTATTCAAAACTAGTTTCGTTCAAGGATTAGCTTTCGAGAATATTAATGAATCTATTAGAACTGGATTAATTACAGATGAACCAGAAGAACCAAGCGTGCTGGAAAGAGTATTAACAGGAACTTTGGTGGAGACGGAGAAATAGAATGATTCAGTTTAAAAGTTGGAAACAATACACACATTTAGTTGATGGTGTGAGATTTCCAGAAAATGTAAAAAACCCTTTTCTATTAGTTTATCTTGGAGAGAATTCTTTATTCATAGATGACTATTCTCGTATGAATATGAAGCGTGTTGATTTTCGTCTACTTGTAGTCCCTACAACTAAAATACCCAGAACAAGATTGACTTCTGAATTAAGAAAACTATATAAAAATTCTGGTTTGATTCCTTATCCAATGCAACAAAAAGTTCCTGCAAATAAAAATATAATTGTTGATCTATCAAACTATTTGAGAGCAATTGATCTCATATATAAACCAACTACATATAGACAAAGAACTGGTTTCTTAATATTAAATGCTTTAACTGAAGCATTTGGAAGATTCCCCGGAAACTATCAAAAGATATTACTTTATTCTGTTGATACTAAAAAAGCAATGAACTCTTTTGTAAATCGAAAATCATTTCCATTAATCAGAGAAATTAAAAAGGGCGAAACTTTGCCTTTCGATCATATGATGATGTCTTATATGGGTGACTTTCCAAGATATAGACTCTTAATTAAAGATGGAGAATTTCAATTTCAAAGGGTTGTGCACTATCTCAAAACTGTTAAGAGTACTCCCGCAGATCAAGAGATACAATCAAGCACAAAAACAGCAGCTAATATTGTTTCGAGAGTTGTTGATAAACAATTGGGAGGAACTACACCTCAAGTTCGTGGTGCTATTGAAGACTTTCTAAAAAGAGATGAAGATGAAACTATTAAAATAACATCTGGCGATGTAACAAAAGATGAAGTAACAGATGTTGCTACTGCATCAATTCTCGCTGGAGTTAGTGGAGACTTTGATAAAGCAAAAGCTATTACACAAAGCATTCCAAATAATAGAAAATTGGCAGCTCTTAAAGCTGTAAACAAAAACTTTGCAGGCGAAATAATAAAACCACAGAAAACAGTTAGTTATAGTACAGATCCAAGCGTGGCTGCTTACAGTCCTGAAAAAATAGTAGGAAACAAATCTCCTGAGCATGTGTATGAAAAAAGAAAACTAGACTTTGAGAAGAACCTAAAAAAGGATTTAACTAATTCATTTAAAGTATTAGAGAAAGAAGATATTCCAATAAAATTTGTAAAAATAAATTTAACTCCAAAACCTCAAAGGTCTGGTGAGTTAATGAAATCAGATATCAATATTGCTAAAATTACGCTTAAAGATGAGTTTGGAAATACTCATAATATTTCAATAGAACTTCCAAGAATTGATCCTAACACTGGAACATTCAATCTATATGGTCAAAAGAAATGCCTTATTAATCAATTAACACAATGCCCAATAACATTCCCAAAACCAGGTGAGTCTAGATTTGAAAGTTCATATTCAGTATTTAGAATTTACTCCAAACACCTTCGTCGTGAAAAGTATCTTGAAGGATTCATGACTTATAAAATGCCTCTAATCTTTCTATTATCATATGCATTTGGATTTGATGAAACCCTTAAAAGATATAAAATTAAATATGAACTTACAGAGACAAAACCAAAAGGTCAAGAGTTTGTAAGCAAGATACCCGATGGAAGATTCATTGTATTCACCAATGCTGATACTGAATTAAAAAGGCAAATGTGTCAATCATTCTTACATGCTAAAATTGAAAGATTTAAAACAACTTCAGATTTTGGAACAAAAGATTTTTTTGAGAAGTGGATTATTGAGCATACAGGAAGAATCAATTCAACATTTCAAATAGGACAACAAGTAAAGAATGTTATTGATCCTGTTGTAAATCAAGTTCTAAAAAATAAGCAACTACCATTTGAATTAGAAAAAGTCATGCAATATATGGCAGCTAAAGTTGTTGAAGGATATGTTATTGAACGAAATGATCTTAGTAATTTAAGAATAAGAAATTCAGAAGTCTTAGTTCATTTAGCACAAAAACAAATTCTTGCTGCTTACACGACATATAAAGCGCAGGTTTTGTCGGGTAACGAAGAAGCAGAGTTCGTCATTTCTCCAACAAAAGTATTAAGTGATTTCTTAATGACAGAATTAGTTGTTAATATGGAATATGCAAATCCAATAGAAGAAATGGCAACTATGACAAGAACATCTCCAGTTGGAAAGAAGGTTGGAGGTATTCCTGATAAAAGAGCAATCTCTCAAGCAGCAAGAAATTTACATCCAACATACTTTGGTAATATAGATCCTCTTGACACACCAGAGAGTGAAAACATTGGACTGATTCAACAACTAACAGTCGATGCAATGGTATCATCTTCAAGAGGATTATTTGCTGAAAAAGTTATAAGTAACAATGAAGGTAGTGGAATGTTATCAACTACATCTGCAATGATTCCATTCATTGAAAACACAGATGGTGCTAGAGTTATTATGGCAACTAATCAAGCTAAACAATCATTACCACTAAAGAATCCTCAAAGTCCTCCAGTTCAATCAGGTTATGAATCAATATTAACTGGAGTGTTATCAAATAGTTTTGTTAAGAAATCTCCGTGTGATGGAAAGATTACCAGAATAACTGAACATGCAATATATGTAAAGTGTGGAAATAAAAGTCAAGCAATTGATATTACACCAGCACATTTAAAATCAGGATCTGGAAAAAATACTCTTAGTGTTTTTACTCCTATTGTTAAAGCGGGAGATGTAGTTAAAAAAGGAAAAGTTATTGCTGAAGGTGCTTGTATGTCTGATGGTACCATCTCATTGGGTCGTCCATTATTAGTCGCAATGATGCCATACAAAGGATATAATTTTGAAGATGGAATTGTTATTAGTCAAAGTGTGTCTGATCAAGATAAATTAACATCTCTACATGGTATTGAAGAAGAAGTTTTAGTATCAGAAAATGATAGAATTATGTTCATAGGAGAAATAGGTCAGTACATTGAAAAAGGACAACCTCTGCTTAGAAAAACAATGGGAGATGTAGAAGAAATCATTGGTTTCGAAGAGGATGAATCAACTGATTTATTTGCCGGTCAATTTGTAAAGAAAAGTCCAGGTGGAAAAATAGTTGATATTCAAGTTTACTCAAATGTTGCACCAAGTAAATTTCCAAAAATAAAAGATCATGCTGATAGAACAGCTAAAAGACACGGAAAAATTCCAAGAGAAAAGTTCTCTTTTAAAGGTGAAACAATAAAAGGAGTTTTAATTAAATTTAAAGTTGAACAGGAGTTAAGAGTTGGTGTTGGTGATAAACTTGCTGGTCGTTATGGAAACAAAGGAATTATATCATTGGTAGAACCAGATAATATGATGCCGAGAATGCCAAATGGAGATATCATTGAAGTAGTATTAAATCCAATTGGTGTTCTAAACAGAATGAACATTAGTCAAATGTATGAGTTATATACAGGATTAATTTCAAAAGAAATGGGTAGACTGATTGTTACAATGACCACTAAAACGAAGATAATTGATTTAATCAAAAGGATATATTCTCAACTTGATACTTCACCGAACAGACGAAATACAGGCATATTAGTAGCGGGTCTGAATAGATTACCACCTATACAATTTAAAAAGTTAGTTGAGCAAGTTAAGAAAACTGGATTTTATCCAATAATCATTCCACCATTTCAAGCACCAAATAACAAACATATCGAAAATGCTTTGAAATCATTGGGGTTAAAATCAGGATATAGATTAACGTTGCCTGAATACAATACAAAAACATTAAGAGAAGTTCCTTGTGGTTACATGTATATTTCAAAACTTGAACATCTTGGAGCAGAAAAAATTTATGGCAGAAGTACTGGACCTGTAACTGGAAAAACAGGACAACCTACTTCTGGCAAAAGGCGTGAGGGTGGTCAAAGATTAGGAGAACTCGATACCTATTCATTCATCTCTTATAATGCACCTCATGTATTAGCAGAGTTTATGGGACCATTATCAGATGATTATATAACAAGAGAAGAAATTTTAGCAGAGATTATTCAAAAAGGAGAAGCTGAATACAAAGAACCAAAGGTATCTCCAGGTCGAGATTTATTAAATTCATATTTTGTTTCATTAATGTTGGAGAGATAATAAAATGTTACTTGATGATTATTTAGATTACTTATATGAGTCCAAATGGAAGAGGATGCTCGCTGCTGGTAAATTAAAGGCAAGTGATTTAAAAAGAATAAAGAAAGGTCGGCTCCATAAAACTCAAAGTCAATGGACAAAGGGAGTTGAAAAAGGAACTGCTCAAAAGATAAGGAAAGCTGGTGGAAAAACAAGTGGTAAATATTCTAAACAGGTTTGGTTTCCGCCAAGCAAATACATCAAAGATCCCATGCAGGCACATACAGATGTAAGTACTAAAACAATACATGCTGTTAAAAAGAAACATTTAAAACCTAAAGAAAAGACACTGGGAGCAATTACAAAAAGGCATGAAGCTGATGAATTTACAATAAGTAAGAAAAAAGGAGTGGGAATAAGACAACGAGCTCTATCAAGAAAAGTAAAAGGAGTAAGCCACGCTTCAGATGAAGTTCTCCGAAGGGAAAAAGAATTATCTAATATAACCAAAGGTCTTTATGGAAAAAGATCTATTGAGAAATTATCAAAATATAGAAAAGGCTCAAAAGAATATGAAAGAATCAGACCTACAAAAAAGAAGATTAAACGAGCTGAAAAGAACCTTGAAGGATTTCGCAAGAGACAGCAGAAAAGAGCAGTCGGAAGAGCAGTCGGAAGAATGGAAAAAGAATTTACTGCAAGTCGGAGGGCCAAAAAATAATGTACGAAGATAGAGCATTACAAGCATTGTTAGGAAACTCATTAAATATGCCAGAAGAAGATATGGATGACTTGAGAGTTGAAAGTCAAACAGGTTATCCATATGAAGAAGCTGCATTGAAGAGTTATTATTTCCTAACCATTCTTGATAGTATCCGAACGGGAGAGTTTCAAGAAAGTTTCAATGCAACCATTCCGCTATTAAGAAAAGAATATGAATTTAGAGATCTAAAAGAATTATGTTTTGAAATTATACGTTACATTAAAGAAAGATATGATTTTATATTTCCCCAAATTGTAAAAATTGAAGATGTAGAAGACACTTCAGATGTAATAGAACTGATCAAATTTTTGGAATATGACAACGAAGAGTTCATAACTAATGTTTGGAAGTATCTAAAACCAGAAATAAACTCACTGCGTTTCGAAAATTATTGTGAACAAAATGGAAATAAAATAATTTCAGAGATAGAAGAGCAGTCAGATACTAGATCATATCCTAAGTTAATTGCTGATTTTTTAAGAACATATAATAAAGACGATATGATAGAGTGGTTTTGTGAACAATCTAAAAGATTGAATACAACAATTTTACTAGCATTAAGAGAAGGAGAACTGAATGTCTGAAAAAACTCAAATAACAATTAAGAAGGGTAATTTTAAAATAACAGTTCCAAGAGAGGAATTGGTTGAAGTTTCAGAAACAGCCGACGGAGTAGCATTCAATTTTAAGGGTGGGCTCCAGTTATATTATTACAACAACTTTTTACCAAGTGCGACCAAGCAAATTATCAAGAACACAGCAGATAGCTTCCCTGGTAAGAAGCTAATCTTCGATCTCAACAACGAACGTAATCCAGTTTTAGTTGATGCAACATGATCATTTTAAAAATTCAGTTTCTATATATATTAATTATTGAAAGATACATTTCTAACGTTCTTTAATTTAAATTTTTATATTAGAGACTTATTTTTATTCTATATTTTCTCGGGAGACTTGATGTAATTTCAGAACGCTGACGTTGGTTTCAGCAATGGTATATGGGACCATGGAACGCGGGTTCGATTCCCGTCTTGCCTACCACAGACTGGCAAGTCTATCACATTACGTTTATCACTCCCGACTTTTTCAACTAGAAGACTTTTTGACTTTTCAGGATTGTACTGCTAAATACATAACCCACAAGTCATTCTCTACTTCTAGTTCTATTTTATGGGGCGTGCCACTAACCTTATCGCTGCTAATTAATTGCAGGACTGGTCTTTTGGATATCGCGCCCCATCATTTTATGGGAGTCACCTGATTGCGCCGCGGCATGAAGGATCACGGCTTCCACCATCTTAGGGGTCACCGCGTGCAGAAGACTTGCATATCGGATGTATGGCCCCCTTTTATTTTATGCCGGACGATACACATGTTTATCCATGTGCCGGCTCCATTTTGACCAGAAGACTTTGTATAATTTCAGCATTGACCTTAGTCGGTCTCCAAGGTGTCAAAACCTGTACGACTGTTCTCCTCCAACGAGGGGAACGCTACACATTATATATATTACTTCTGGTTCATTTTATGCCCATTAAAAGAGACTCGATGAAAGTTCAGATATTAGCTCAGTTGGAAGAGCTCCGGCCTATCACGCCGGTTGTCGCAAGTTCGATTCTTGTGTATCAACCAAACCCTTACATCTTTCACTCTTTTTAAGGGCACCATTTTATGCGAGGGGGACTAAACGTAGATTCAGATACTTTCGGGTTTCTTGACGCTACGTTTTACTCCCCCGAGCGCCAATTTATGAAGGCAAGTTCTATTTATTTTTCATCCAAAAAATTGAATATGATTATCCCACGTTAAAAAGGAGATAGGAGATGGCTCGTAAGAAGTTACAAGATGCTGTTCGCATGGCTGAAGGAAGATTGCCAGTGCAAATTGACTCAGGGATTATGCAGTATGCACCAAAAGGTGCGTTCTATGAAGGTGCCGATGAGCAGTTTTTACAAGTGCTGCAAATGTGGCAACAACTATTCAAGTTCGATAGAGTGATGTTTGGTCTTGTCACGCTGTTGGGCGGAACAGGGTTTTCAAAGGGAGCTATGAATCACATGTTATTAGCTAACCCACAGACTGGAACCGGCAAAGATTTAGTTCCAGATGCACTCCCAGAAGACTTTGAGAAAGACATCTTCAGATATAATCTTGATAAGGTATCGCAAGATCGTTTCGCTAGAGCTATCAAGAATCTAATGATGTTGACTGGAGGTGAAGGATTTTCAAAAGTGAACAATGCAAGAACAAGAAAGTTAATTCTTGAGTTCATCTTTAGTCGAGATAACAAAGAACTGGATGGGTTAGCTGTAAACTTCAAGAACAAACTTCGTAAGTTGACAAGGCATGCTCTTGGCCCACAGACCACACACAAAATATTGAACGGCGATGAAAAGCTGTTTGATAAATGGATAGGTCGCTATAGTCCAGATGCATTTCCAATATTCTTGCATTTGTTTAATAAACAACCAGTATATAAAACCGAAAAAGCTGTAGCTTATTTTCCAAAAATCGGATACTACTGGAGACTGCGAAAAGCAGCCGAAGAAGGAAATGTCGAGGACTTCAAAAAGAACATGAAGGGAATGCCCCTGAGAACCGTAGTCGGTTTTCGCAATCAATATAAAGTTCCCATTGAGTTATCTGAAGTTCATGATAAGTCAAAAGTATCAGAAAGAGAAGAAATTCAAACTATTGCAGCTCGTAAGAAAGTAGGAGCAAAGAAGATAAAAATCAATTATAAAAATCATGATATTTATGAACTCTTCAAACTGCTCTACTTCAAACTATCTCAAACTGATACTGAGGATATGAATGAAATCTCAGACGCCATTGACTACAGAATCACCAAAGCTGATAAACTTGATATTGGTGAGTGTGTGGTAATCGTGGACGCATCACGATCTATGGAAGGAAGTGATGAAAGAAAGTTACACCCTCTTTTGACTTCTCTCTGTCTGTTATCTATTTTGTCTAATGTCAAAGAGGTCATTCGTGTCGGTGGTAAGGTTGTTACAACTCCAACTGATAAACCGATCACTATGATTATCCCAATGAATCACACAGACCTTTGGTCAGGATTAACCAAGGCGGTTAAAACTGGAGTGAAAAATATTGTTGTTCTATCGGATGGATATGAAAATGCAATAAAAGGTATGTTTGCTCATACCTACAAACATTTCAAAGAATCAGGTCATGACTTTAACCTGATTCATTTCAATCCGGTATTCTCTGCTGATGCAAGACAGGGAACAGCAAGAGCACTCGTTCCAGATGTAAAACCGATTCCGCTCAACGACTACAGGTATGTGGAGACTGAATTTATCTTCACACGAATGATCGAAAATACAGATGTTGTGAAGGGTCTTTTAGTCAATAAATTTCAAAACCTAATCGGGAGGTAAAACAGATGTCGATTTTTGAAACGTTAGGATTTTCAAATCTTGGGGTTGGTCCAATTCAATCAGAGGATGAAATGACAGTTGTTCCAATTGTTGGTCCTTCGAGAGGAGATATCGCTGATCCTGAAAACTTAACTTTCTCCCGAACTGCAGGTTATGGAACAATGGTATTTGAAAATAAGGATCAATCCCGTCCAGCTATTGTTCCGGCCAACTATATGGTTCGTGGAAAAAGTGCACAAGATCATGCAATGTCAGGTTCTGGTGTTGTTGCCAGCCGCAGTCAGTCCCAGTTTGATAATGCCTGCTGTGTTGAATCAAGTCAAGGTGGTCTTCTTCGTGAAAGTGATAATGATGAAGATATTCTGCCAATTGAATTGAGAAAGGCATTGCTTGATCCAACCATCAGATCGAGAAGAAAATACGATAAAATATGGGATAGAATCAGCATCTGGTTAAGGGGTATTGTCCCAGGAAGTACCAGTCGAGCTCACATCAGAGACTTTTATGATGAACCATCAATCAAGAAATCTCTTGAAAACTTTGCAGCAGCTTTCGAACCAGTCGAAAATCAGATTGGTGCTATAATCATGTTTGCTGGAGTTCCGGTTGGTGTTGAAATTATGCCATCTCCTCAACATTGGGAAGCATATTGGAAATATCTGATTCGTGGATGCTATGGAGCAGAGATGATTCGTTTAAAAATGTTAGGAAAAATTCGTCCATCAGCGCTGGTCCTGCCAAAATTCCCAAAGGAAGCTGATCCTGATGAAGTCGAAAAAATATTAAGCGAATTTTCAGACCATATTCAAACTGAGATTCTTCCTTTATTGAAAGACATTCAAATTAGTTCACAAGAGTTGGGACAAACTGGGTCTTTAAAAACTAATCTTCTCCGAACAGATTCAGGTGGTGGGGGAGATATGATACAAGAAGATGAAACTCCTGTCTATCTCTCCCTTGTGCTTTGAGGAGACTTTCATGACTGAGCAGAATGAATTAATGATGCGTAAGCTAAGGAGAAGGATCGAGGAATTTCTCAGAAATACGACTCCTGAAATGCTCATTCGAGTTGCTAACTTATGTAGGATAAAGGTACCAAAAAAGCTCAGAGATAAATATGAGATTAAAGATGAAAATTAATGATTTCATATCGAGCAAATCTACAGGTAAAAATCGAGGCTCTGTCACATGTGACTACGGCAATGGTTTTATTCTTATGGAATATAACCAAGCCGTGTGCATGTGGCAGAGGCATCCAGTGTTTCGCCCCTCACGGTTTTTGTTCTTATTTTTAAAAAAGAGGAGTTGATACACATGAAGCAAATTTCAATTGAAAAGTTTATTGACAAACTTGGATGCGATGTTTACCCAATTACTATTGGTAAGTTTCTATTGAATAAAAAAAGAATCTTGGGTTACTTCTCGAAAGCAGCAGAACCGACATTTGAAATTAGAATGAATTATTCAATAGATCATTCTGATTGTGAAATCTGCAAAGAGAAGGAACCTGATGGTATTCTATGTAGGCAACATACATCTATCAATAGAGTACTTACAGGAAAAAATGTCGCTTTTGATTTAGATACAAATTCATATTTTTATCAGAATGAGATTTATCGAATGGTTGGAAGTAAACTAGTAATCGTTTACTGCCCACATCCGAAACTCATCACAGGAGAAATTACTGATTCAAAAGTTAGAAAGATTAATCCGATTACTATAGAAGATCCGGAGCTGACTGAATTACCAAATTACAATAAGATATGCGAGTTCATTTCAAGTGAGCTTATGGAGCAGTATATGAAATGCTGGTTCAATCATGAGTTTTCTCTGGTATCAATACCAGATGATCGTAATGCACAAAATTGGTGTTTAGTCCCAAATAAATAACAGGAGGTCATTTACACATGGCTGAAAATTTTGAAGATTATGAAGATTTGTCGGGAACAGGTTATCAAGGTGGAACGGGAGGAGAGCAAGTTCCTCCAGAAGATGAATTTTTCCATAGCGTTTATGTCTCAGGAAAATCTCGAGACAATCATCTTGGAATAAAAGAGAAGTCTGGCAAACTACAGGTTCGTGGCGTTGAGTATAATTTAGATGAAGTCAATCTTGTAATTACTCATACAAAAGATATTCTCGCAAAGATCAAATCGCAAAAGGGAAAAGGTGAAGTCACTGAATGTTTCTCATATAAAGAAGGCACATTCCATGGAACGACAAAACTTCAGGATGGAAGTCCTCGTCCATGTCCCATAACTTCAGCAGAAAGAGCAGCAAATGATTTTTGCAATTCTTGTCGAGCACAAATACTCGTTGCTGGAATCTATTGTAAATCAAATGGTTCCCCTATTCTGACAGATGAGAAGAAACCAGTCTTTGTCTTTCTTAGAGGAAAAGGAATGAGATATAGTAATGTTTCTGACTACCTTAACGATCTTTACAATGAAGAAGATTTATCTCCAATATTTGAGCCAGTTACAGATCAAAGCAAACAGTTTGAAAAATCAGTTGTCAACAACAAGAGATTTGTTACAAGGATTACCAAAGGTGAAGAAGAATCTTCATATGGAAACATGGTCAACATTTTTGAATTAGAACGAGGACCAGAGATTGTAAAAACTGCTGTAGTTAAAATCCTCAAGTTGTCAAAAGAAACAGTTGGTCAATTCAATGAAAAATTTGATTGGTCAAAACGTAAGCAAGAATCTGTTTCTGGATATGGTGAAGAACAACCAACCAAACCGCCAGAGGGTGTTATGTCAATGGAAAGCGATGAGCAATCAAAAGAATCTGCTCCATCAGAAGATAAACCAGAAGAGGCAAAAACTTTTAGTTTTGATGATATACAATTCTAACCAATTGAAAGGAGAGTCCCAATGCCAGATGATGATACAGCGAAACAAGAGGCGGAATTAAAGTACCAGGAGCGACTGAATATTGCAGTTACTTCTATCGGTGGGATTAAAGAGATACTTAAAAACGATATAAAAGATACCATTATTGCCTGGAATAAAGGCAGAGACGTTGACAAACAATGTTACCATATCATTGGGCCAGCCGGCGTAGGAAAAACTCAAATCTGTTTTCAGATTGCCAAAGAATTGACAGAGGAGATTTTTGCCGCTTATAATGAAAAGAACAAAGGAAAGAATCAGAAAGAGTTTGAATTAATGATGATTAAATCTCCGGTTCTTTCAAGGGATGACTTCATTATTCCCTTCCCAGTTGAAGATAAACATGGGTTTAGTGATTTCAGAATGCTTTATTCTGACTTTGTTCCAAAGGTCAAAGGAACATATGGAATCTTCGTGATTGATGAATTTTCACGTGGCGACCATCAACTCCAACAACTGCTGTGGCAGATTCAGAATGAATATACAGTTCACACGCTCCCTTTCCCAAAAGGGTGGTTTGTATTTTCAATTGACAATCCGGATGACTCAGAGTATTCGATGGACAACCTAGAAGATGCAGCAGGTCTTCGAAGGCAATTACATCTCTATGTGGAAGTCAATGCACACGATTTTCTCACATATGCTATAAAGCAAGATTTCCATCCCCTCATTATTGAGTTCATCCAAACATTTCCTGAGTATCTGTACGACTTTGAATCCCAAAAAATCGGCGCAGTATATGCCAACCCAGCTAGCTATGAAAAACTATCTGATCATTTATGGAAGATGGAAATAGCTCGTGGAAGTATTGACTTTGATGAAATTGAACTCAAGGGTTCCGGTCTTCTCAATGTCAATATGACCAAAATCTTCCTTGAGTTCGCCAGAGATAAAAAGCATATCCGTCCAATGGATGTGTTTCACAGTTTCGAATCTGTAAAGGACAAGATTGTGAAATTAGTCAAAGAAAATGACGCTTCAAAGCTCAGCGAACTTATGGTTGGTTTCTGTACATATCTGGGCACATCTATGCCTCCATTTGAAAAAGATTCATGGAAACTACAGAATTGTCTTGACTTTTTGCTCATGATGCCAATTGATACAGCGGCATTATTTATCTCGCAGATTGATGGGTTTGATAGACTCAGTCCCCAGTTCAAGTATATGACAACTCTTCATTTAGCAATGATGGATAAGGATCGCACATATAAGAAGAAGTTCTATGATCCCATTGTCGCTGCCGGAGAGGGAAAAGTTAAATGAAAAACCAGGGAGAAAGATTAAGACACCTGGTTGCTAAATTCGTGCTCAAGTATAACTATTGGGGTTATTTGTTTTCAAGAATCAGACGTCGACCAATGACAGGGTTCGGTTCAATAATGGGAGTTATGGCAGAGAATGATGGTACATTAACTCTCGCTTATGAACCAACCTTGATGAACGGCACTGATGATGAAAATCTCACAAAAGTTATCGAGCATGAAGGAATGCATCTATTGAATAAGCACATACCCAGACTTATAAGAATACTATCGAATGAAACTGAAAGAAGTAGAAAAGCATTGAAGATTAAAGTCTGGAATGTTGCTTCTGATTGCGCAGCTAATCAGCAAATGAAGTTATTAGAACCAGTAATTATCGACGGAAAACCGTGGCCTCCACAACTCCCCGGAAACTGGGGTATGCCTGACAATGAATTGACAGAAAAATACTTCTATTGGTTACTACGGAATAAGGTTGTAAACGTAGAGGTGCCAATGATTGGAGGGCATGAAGGTTGGTCAAATATGAAAGGAGTTTCTGATTTAAGTTCCTTAGCTAGAAAATTGGATCATCACATTCAGGATATTATTAGAGAGTCCGTTAAAACTTTCAACAGAGAAAGAGGAACTCTACCATCTCATATTGCTGACTTGATCCAAGGAGCGCTTTCTCCACCAAAAGCTCCGTATTATCAAATTATCCAAAAGTGGATTAAAGGAACTCGATACAGTAAATATAAAAGAAGTCCAACAAGAATCAACCGAAAGCGAGTCTATGTCTTCAAACTTGGAGGGAAAGTTATTCCCAAAATCTCTCCATTTCCAGGAAAGATGAGAGATAGAACTTTTGATATTGCAGTCTTGATTGACACTTCAGGTAGTATGTCTAATGCAGCAATATTAGAAGGTCTTTCTGGAGTGAAGAACATTATTGAAAAAGACCGCTATTGTTATACAACTGTTCTTGAATGTGATGCTGTTGTGGAGAAAGAGTATCAAGTCAAGAAAATAAGAGATATCCAATTCAATATTAAAGGAAGAGGAGGAACAACTCTCAGACCAGGTCTTGAAAGAGCAAGAGAATTGGGATGTGATGTTTGCCTTGCTTTCACAGACGGGTATACTGAAGATATTAATGCAATTCCAAGACGAGCATTACCAAAGAAGATCATCTGGATTTTAGGACCAGGATCTTCAGCTAAGTCTTTGAATAAAACAGGACCCGTTGTATGGATTGATTAACGGAGGAGCATATGGTATATACGGCCAAAGACGTTAGAGTTTTGAAGGAAGTTGAGCATATTCAATTAAACCCTGGCATGTATGTTGGGGAAACAAGCAATCCAGTTCATTTGATAGAGGAAGCTCTTGACAATGCTTTGGATGAAGCTCTCGCTGGGTATGCAAAAATTGTCGCTGTCATTATTGACACAAAAACTAACGTCTTCTCCGTTTTAGATAATGGTAGGGGTATCCCACTTTCGGACGATACCCCTATCATTGTCTCATCCAAACTATTTTCTGGAGCAAAATTTCAAGATAAAAAAACAGCCTATCAGATCAGTTCAGGTCTTCATGGGGTTGGTCTGGTAGCTGTTAATGCTCTCAGTACATACTACACAGTTGAAGTATATCGGAATGATCATCATGCGAAATATGAATTTATTAAAGCAAAGTTAAAGAAATCAGTTGTTGAAAAGAATGGAAAAGATACACTGGCAATGCCATTCTCAACAAAAATTGAATTTAAACCAGATAAGAAATACTTTGAGACATTATCTCCAGACATAGAAAGGATAAGGAGAAGACTAACCACGGCGTCTGCTGAGATGCCAAATGATATTAAGTTTGTTTTGATAATTGATGGGAAGAAAGAAATATTTCAATTAAGTGAAGCTGAACATTTTTCTATGAATTGCTTAACAAGTAAAGAAAAAGTTATAGCAAGAGTTTTATCTTCACAGAAAATTCCCGAAAAATTTACAGCTATCTTTGCCTATGAGAATGAAGGGCCAATAAGTCCAAGAATCATTTCTTCTGTTAACTTATTACCAGTTGATAATGGCGGAACACATGTTAATTTCTTTTATGATTTGATAAAAGATTTCTTCATGCAAAAAGCTAAGAAGCTTGGATATAAATTTCAACCAAATGATGTTCTGTATAGATTAAGAGTTTATTTTATGCTCAGTCTTATAGAACCAAAATTCTCAGCTCAAACAAAAGACAAACTTATAAATGTAAAAACATATTTTGATCGGTTTATATCAGCATTTAAAATTCAACTTGATCATCATTTTCAAGAGCGTGAAGATTATTTCATAGAATTGATGGAAACCTTTCAAGAGTATCGAGCAAAGTTAGATTCAAAAAAGATCAAAACAAATGGCACATCGACAAGGCGTGCTGCAACTAAGTTCACAAAATTGAGAGACTGTACAACTCGAGGGGGTGAACTCTATATAGTCGAAGGAGAGTCAGCAGGCGGTTCAATTATTCAATCAAGAGATCCACGGATACATGCAATTTTGCCACTGAAAGGAAAAAGTATTCCGAATATTACAACTAAAAAAAGTGTACTTGAGAACAAAGAAGTCGGCGAGCTAATTCGAGCAATCGGCACAGGAATCGGGCCAGAGTTTAACTTGGCTAACATTCGATATTCCAAAATCATATGCGCAACAGATGCCGACCCAGATGGATCGCATATTGCTTGTTTGGTTACAATGGTTATAGCAATATTACTTCCTGATATTATTAAGAGCGGGCATTATTTTGTCGCTCAGACACCACTGTTTGCAATCAATGAAGGTCGTAACTTCAAACCATTGTGGAGTGAAAAAGAACTAGAGAAAGCAAGAGAAAAGGATCGAACTATTCAGCGCTATAAGGGACTCGGGGAAATGAATCCCGGACAGTTGAAAATATGTTTATTAGATGAACCCACACGAAATTTAATAAATGTTGCTTATAGTGACAACATTGATTCTCTTGTGAAGTTGTTTTCTAGTGCGACTGAAAAAAGGAAATTAGTGACATAATGAAAATTGAAGATTTTAAAACAGATTATAAAGTAAATAAATATGAACAAGATTGGACTATCAGAGCTCTTAAAGCAATTGGTCACAACAATTTTTGGATGACCTCATCTGCAAGATATAGTGTTAATCTTGAAAACAAAATCTTGACTTTAAATGAATGGGTTGATGGAATGGAAGAAGATGTTGCAATCGTAATAAAGGTTGTTAAAACAATTGGTTGGAATGTCAATATGAAAGATGAAGATGTGAACACAGACACAGCAATACTTTTTATAGAAGACCCAGATACTAATTTAGAAAAATTAGAGGAGTTGAGGTCACAAGCAGGAGGTTAAAAATGGTTAATCAATTAATTTTAGGTGACTCATTAGATATTCTAAAAAAATGGTATTATGAAGGAAAACGAAAGTTTATCGATCTTGTCTATAATGACCCTCCATTTAATAGTAATAGAAATTATAATATTTTATTCGACCCAGAAACAAATATAACTGAAGAAGCATTTAAAGATACCTGGTCAACTATAAAATACTTTGATCTTCTTGAAGACTTCAAAAGCAATGATCCTTCATTTTATGACTTTCTTAAAACTTTTCAAAATTTATTACCAAACGATTCTTTAAGAGCATATACTACAATAATGGGTATAATATATTGGTATATACACAAGATGATAAAAGATACTGGATCTTTATATCATCACTGTGATCCAACGACAAGTCATTACATCAAAATTATTCTTGATAGAATTTTTGGATTTAGTAACTTCGGGAATGAGATAATATGGCAAAGATGTTTACATACTGCTAGTAGTAAAGCAAGGTCAAAGTATTTAGCTAAAAATCATGATGTAATTTTATGGTATACAAAAACAAAGAATTATAAATTCAATAAACCCATCAATCCATTTACAGATTATGAAGTTAAATGGAGATTTCCACACGATGATAATGACGGAATGGGACCATATCACTGGAACACAGCCAGTTCTATCGGTAAGGAAAAATTACAAAGATTGTTAAATGCAGGTCATGCTAAACTTCCAACAAGAGGAGGTAAAAAACCGTCAATTAAAGTTTTCCTTCAAAATCATATAGGTGGTCTTGCTATGACTGACATATGGACTGATGTTGATCCTGTTCCTGGAAGTGGTAAAGAGAGAATCGGTTATCCAACGCAAAAACCAGAAGGATTGCTAGAAAGAATAATTCAAACCTCAACTAATGAAAATGATCTAGTTGCCGATTTTTTCAATGGTGGTGGTACAACTCCTGCATCTGCAATTAAACTAAAAAGAAGATTCGTGTGTATAGATATAAATCACAGAGCTATTCAATTAACAAAAGAGAGATTTGAAAAATTAAAATTAATCACAAAAAAAGATTATTATATTATGGGGATTCCAAAATCTTCAAAAGAACTAAGAGAACTAGTTGATCAAAATATATTCGGAAAGCAAAAAAATAGTAAGTTTGCTCTTGAGGAGATAACAATAAAATGGTATCTTGATCAAGTTACTGGAAATGAAAAACAGGTAGCAGATAATTCAATTGATGGTCGTTTTTCATTTACATACCAAGAAGAAACCAGAAAAGGTATAGTTCAAATTACATCTTCGGCAAACAAAAATCATTTCAAAGCATTTTGTTTAGAGGTGATGAAAGGAACTGGAGATATCGGAGTCTATATTACATTTGAAGATACTTTAACAAAAGGAATTATAAAAGAAGCAAAAGAGCAAGGAAGATTTGGTTCTATTGATAGAGTTCAAATTTTAACATTTGAAAATCTAATTGACAATCAAATTCAATATCAACTTCCCGAAGATATAATGAGGTTTTGAATGAAAAAGCAAAAACGACAAAGAAAGAACTGCCCCGAATGTAGATATTGGAAGTATAGCAGAGTGAGTCATAGTTGTACAAAGAATCCTGAAAAGATGACTTACACTTCACAGACTTTGCCCGATAAATCAAATGAACGAGAGTGGTGCTACGATATGAAGAAGAGGAGAAAGCCATGAACGTATGGCAAATGATAAAAGAATATATAAACAGTAAAAAGATTGGAGATACAATATACCGACAAAAACTTATTCATCATGTTTATAGAGGCCCCATGCCAGAAAAACATAAAGGATCTTATGGATCTACCCTTGATAACTACAGACAATTACTCACAAGGTTGGGAATATTAGAACATACTGGGCGTGGGGAATACAAGGTGAAGCATTATATAAGAAATGATTTGACAACTTCTCAAGTGGGATTGCTTGTAAAAAATGGCATACGTTTGTGAAGAAGAGGTGAAAATGAACAATCAACTAATTGAACATCTGGAATACCACAGAACTGAACGAACAAGAATCAGGAAAACATTATTTAGACAGATGAGAGCCCACAAATATCTTATAAAAGATGGGTGGCTCTTAAGGAAGATGGAACTGAATTATTTAGGAGATCTCAGCGACAACAAATTGATAATGTATATGAAGAGAATCGAGAAAGCAAAGAGGAAATATGAGAACTAAAATCTTAACTCCAGATTGCCCATCATGCCTAAAGGCAATAATCAATGATAACAATGAATTTCAATGCATTTGGGGTAAGTCAAAGATTCCAAAACTTTTAAAACCGCATAAAGGAAAAAGACCCTATTCCTGTAGATTGAAGAGGTAACAATGATGACTAAAGCGGATTTTTATATCGGAACGGGTATAGCAGCTAACTGGATAGGAAGCATCTTTTCGGATGGTTATGTAAATGGTATCTTATTAGATATTTTAATATGTAACAATCCGACCTTATATGAAGAATTAGTTGTTGATTTCATTAAGGAAAGAAAAGGTGTTATAAAAACTGATGGGGCAAAGTGGCCCTGGTTATGGCCAGATAGTAGAATGACAGATTACTCATATATGTTTCTCCCAGATCATCATAAAGTATTTGCATCAAATTATGGAGGAAAACTATTTGACCCAATCGTATATCTTCAGACTGGAGATCTTGAGATAGCAGATTCAGGTTTGGGGAATCCAGTATTTCCTTTAGAGGAGGCACGTTCATGGACAAAATCTTGCCCGAATTATACAGAGACTATGGGCTCTATTCGAACTACCGTAACTTCCCGCTAGCATTAGACGGATTGAAACCAGTAGAGAGAAGAGTTCTTTTGTCTGCATATAAAATTGCAAGAAACAAACTCGTGAAGTCAAGGCAGGTTGATGCATACACTATCGGTCATTATCATCCACATGGAGAATGTTATGGAACCATTGTGCAATTAGTAAGACAAGGGTTCTTAACTGGTCAAGGTAGTTTTGGAACAACAATTGGAGTTGAACCTATTGGTGCAGCAGCTCCAAGATATACTGAATGTAGGATTCCTCAAGAAACAATTGATCTAGCATTCAAATATGTTAAGTATGTTCCGTGGATTGACACAGAGTTAGATGATAAAGAGCCACAGTTTTTACCAACCATGTATCCAATCTGTTTATTAGGAAATGACTATACACAGGGAATTGGTTTTGGGTTTAAAACTTATATTCCATGTTATACAGTTTCAGACTTACACAAAAGACTTTTGTGGTTATTGGGAATAAGAAAACGAAAACCAATAATTGCACCAATCACAGATTGTCAGATCGTTTCTGATTCAAACGTATTAGATGAGTTACTAACTGTAGGGAAGGCAAAAATAGAAGTCGAAGGAATTATTGAAGTAGACGCCAGACTCAATAAGGTTAAACTTCGATCATGGCCTCCCGGAAAAAGATTCGAATCTTTCTTGAACAAATTTAGTAAAGAATTAGCAGAAAATATGATTGGTTTCTCTGATTTATCAGTTACAGAAACCGAGATCGTATTCCAAGTTATGCGGGAAAGAAACCGCGATAAGATATTCAAAGACTTTGTTAATAAGTTACAAACTGTAATAAAGGGTACTATTTCATTTGAAACAACAGTTGTGGATGAAAATCAAAAAGTGAAAGTTATGCCAATTGATCAAATGTTACTCAATACTTTCAATAGGTTCAGGGAAGTTAATGAATCAATGTTGACAAATGAAATTTATGATGCTAATAGTTTAATTAGTGAAATGAAAGCTCTTGACATAATGAGACCAGTTTTAAGCAAGTGTCTAGAAAAACATTATGACATAGATCAATCATTAGAAATAATTGAGAAAGAAACTGGAGTAGATAAGAAACTTGCTTCAGAGATATTAAATAAATATAGAATAAGAAAACTTCTAACAGTTGATACAGATACTGCACAATTAATGATGAAGGTTACTGATTTGACTGAGAGAAGAGAAAATTTAACTACTTTTGTATTAGAGCAGTATGGAGGATAATAAATGTACAGATTAGCAAAACAATTTACATTCTCTATGGGACATAGATTAAGTAAACACAAAGGCTCATGTAAAAACTTTCATGGACATAATTACATAGTTGAAATTGGAGTCAAAAGCAAAACTCTAAATTCAAATGGTATGATTATTGACTTTGGAGATTTAAAGAGAATAGTCCTTGAGTTCATAGAAAAGTTTGATCATGCTTTAATGGTCAATAAAGTAGATTATGAATTAATTCAGAGGATGAAAGAAATCTTGCCAGAATTAAAGGTTGTTGAAACTCCATTCGAACCAACAGCAGAAAATATGGCCAAAGTATTATACGATAGTATCGGCTGGGAGTTAAAAAATCTACTTGGTATTAGTATTGACTATGTAGATATCTATGAAACTGATACATCCCGGGCCAGCTATAGTGAGGAATAAATGTTAAATATAATCCAACGCTCTGGTCTTCTAATTTCAAAGAAAGATCAGCATAAAGAATATTACATTAAAATAAAGGAGTTCTTAGAGCGTCGGACAACTGCATATGATAAATCAAACTTTATAATAAATAGATTTTATATTGAGTCGGAGAAGTATCTTTTAATTCCAAGATACTTCCCGATTCAACAATATACATTTCATTATAAGGTTGTCAATCATCAGCATGAAGGAGCTCCGATAGAGATCAATCACAATATAACTCCTAGAAGTGATGCACAGAAAAAAGCAATCAAATACTTGTTAAAATATCCCAACGGAATTTTAAAGTTATCACCTGGCGTTGGTAAAACAGTCATTTCAATATATATGATTGCTAAACGAAAACGCAAGTCAATGATTCTAGTACATCGAGATTCATTAGCAAAGCAATGGGAAGAACGATTCTTACAATTTACAGATCTGAAAATAGATGATATTGCAAGATTAACTTCTAATACATTTGAAGATGATTTTAAAAAACCAATAATCATTGCCATGGTCCAAACATTCAGATCATTGTTGAAGCGGAAACCCGAAGAGTTTTTAACTCATTTAAATAATGCAGATGTGGGTGTATTGGTCGCAGATGAAGTTCATACATCAATCGGAGCTCCAAGATTATCAGAATGTTCAATTCATATTCCAGCAAAATATACATATGGTTTAAGTGCAACTCCAGATAGGTATGATGGAAATGGAGATATAATTCGTTTTCATCTTGGAGATATATTTTCAGACGATGATCTTGAAGGAACAATGGATGGCAAAGTAACAGTTGTCCTATTGGATTATCAAATTGATACACCCCGGAGCTACAGGTATGTGCATTGGGGAGGTGAGTTTCAGCGTTCCAGATATCTCAATATGATAAAGAAGTCAAAACCCTTCAGGGAAGCAATGAGGGGGTTGTTGGGTCGTTTAAAAAAGGATCGTCATATGATCTGTGTAGCAGAAAGAATTAAATTAATTGATGAATTGTTTAAAGAGACAAAACATGAAAGTAAAGGTTTATTCTGTGGTACAGGTCCTAAACTAGAACAACTAGACTTTAAAGTCACATTTGCAACACCAGGTAAAGTTAGAGATGGAATTGATGCTCCTTGGAAAGATTGTGTTATTATGACTTCCCCAATTAGAAATCTTGAGCAATTAACTGGAAGAATTCTAAGGGAAGTAGAAGGAAAGAAAACTCCAATTATAATTGATATGGTAGACTATGGATGTCCAGACATATCACGAACATTTTACCCTCGCCAGAAATTTTATGATAAAAAAGAATGGCCAATTCAATATCTATTTTTCAAAGATGGTAAATTGAATCCCATTGATCGTGAAGTCGCAATGGAAATATTGGGGGGAAAATGAAAATCAAAACAGACTTTGTAACAAACAGTTCATCTGCTTCTTTTATAGTTTTTATTCCATCAAATTATAAAATCGAAAAAAATAAAATCATCAAAACCGAACAGTATAAAGATTATATTCATGACGAAGAACCATCTTCAGATGAGATAAACAAATTGATAGATGAAATAAAAAAAGATATTAATCTTCTTAAAGATGGTAAAGAAATTATGCTTGGGCCATACGGATATGAACTTCTTTTTATTCGTGAACTTTTAAAAAGTGATAATCTAATCTTTAAAATTATTGATGTTGATGGCGAAGGAGCAACTACAATATCTCCAACTAAGTTGATTGAAGTAAAAGAATTTGTAACAAGAATGGAACAATATGAAAATCAAAACAGACTTTGTAACCAATAGCAGTACAACATCTTTTGTAGTCATTGGTATTAATGTGGATGTGACTAATATACCAGAAGACTATATAAAAACTATTGCAGAAAGACGAAACATAACAGTTGAAGAGTTGAAAGAAAGCGCATATGATCTCGTTGCTTCATTAATTCACGGATCTGATCTTAGTTATGCACAACCAGAATATTATGCTTCACCAATGGTTGGAATTACATATTCTAGTATGCAGGATGATGAAACATTAAGAGATTTTAAATCAAGAGTTCGACTACAGATTGTTGAAACACTTGGTATAACATCTACACCACATCACATTCAAGAAGCGTGGCATGACGGATAATGAAAATAAAAATTGATTTTGTAACAAACAGCAGTTCAACCTCATATATGATACAAAACACATCAGATGAAAAATTAACTTTAGCAGACTTTGCTTTAGAAAATATTTACTTATTAGAACAATTCGTTAAAGAATATGACTGGTATGAAAAAGATCCTAGATATACAAAACTACGTTTAATTGAATCAGCGGCTAGGGAAGATATAGAATTTCTGCCAGGAGAAGAAATAAATTGTGTATTTGGAGATGAGGCAGGAACTGTTATTGGAGCTGTATATGATTATATCCTCAGAGATGGAGGCGAATCAAAAAATTTTATATGGAGATTCCATAGATCATTAAGGTAAAAAATTATGAGCTATAAAACACAATGGGAAAAAATGATTACGTTACTTCTGGGTGATGAAAGTCCATGCGAATTATGTGCAGTTAAAGTTATGTGTAAAAAATCATTTGCTATTAGAAATGGTGGCGGATGCCCAGAATTAAAAGAGAAGTTAGAAAAAGCTCTCGATATAATAGGTAAGGAAAATGAAAATAAAAATTGATTTTGTAACAAATAGTTCATCAGCTAGCTTCTCTATCCCTAAATCTTGTCTAACTAAAAAGCAAATATATATGATAATTAATCATATTGAGTTAGCTGCCATGGTAGAAGAATCTTATAAAGGCAAACTGTATTTAACTCCATGGATAATTGAAGATAAAAAACATTCGATTGAGGGTAATACATCTATGGACAATTTTGATATGGTATGGTTCCTCACCGATATAGTACAAGTTGATCAAGACTGTATTCACTTCGGAGGTTCGAATTACTAATGAAAATCAAAACAGACTTCGTCACAAACAGTTCTTCCGCATCATATATTGTATTCATTCCCAAAGATTTTGTAATAGAAAAAAAGCATATCACTCCGGACAATCTTAGATATGATTTCGGTGAACTTTTAGATCATCTAGAAGGCGATTGGGTTAAAGCACTTTATGCACTAAATAATGGATTGGAAACTCTCAAAGAACAAGGTCTATTATGGTGTGACTGGGAGGAAGATCCAGTTAGTAGTCGTACAGTATTTCACACTCTTCAACAAATTTTTGGCAATAAAGATTTTAATCTTGAGATCTATGATTCTGGACCTGAAGATGGTAAAATACATAATATTGGAGCACAATCTGAAAGACTTATTCAACTTTTATCAGCAGAAATGCTATCAAACATTATAGTGAAAGGACCAGAAGATGATACTACAGAAAATTAATAACAGAATTGGTTTTACTCTAATTGAATTAATGATTGTGATTGCAATCATTATGATTCTCTCAGCAATATTTATACCATTGCTTGGGACTATATTACAAGGAACTGGAGATAGTGAACAGATTGAAATCATTAATCAGGATGAAGAAGCTGCTCAGAAAGTAGTCGAACCAGTAAAAACTCAGGAACGGGAGGACGAAAAACTATGAAGTTCGCGTTTATAGCAGATATACATTTATCCAGATATGGTCAGGATAAACGCGAAGAAACAACAGGACTGCCTGAGCGATTGAATAGTATAAAGAATGCTCTAAACGAAGTCGGAGATTATTGTTGTGATAATGATATTGATGTTATTGTAATTGGCGGAGATATATATCATAACAAATCTATTGTCCATTCAATCGCTCAAGAAATAATGGTTGATTTCTTTGAGAAATATGAAGATTTGCAATTTATCATAGTAGATGGTAATCATGATCTATCTGGTAAAGGACAAAATGTAGTATCATCATTAAGAGCTATTTCTAAATGCAACAATGTTGATTGGGTGACTCAATTCCAATCTCAGGAAGATGGTGGACTATTCTGTATTCCTTATTCACATGATGTTGTTAATCAAGTTAAAACAAATAAAGGACGAATACTAATTTCACATTTTGGATTATCTGAAGGAGTTCTAAATTCTGGAATGAGTATTATTTCTGATATTTCAGTCAGAGATTTGATTGGAAAATATGAACTTGTCTTATTGGGACATTATCATAAACCACAAGAAATCATACAAGATAACTTCAAATTGTATTATGTTGGATCTTTGATTCAATTAGATTGGGGTGAAAAAAATGAAGACAAACGTTTTCTCGTGGTTGACACTGATACGCTTGATGTTGATTCTATTCCTATTAGCTCTTATAAGCGACATATTGAAATCGAAATTGATTCGTCCAATAGAGCGCAGGCTCTTGCGGATGTACACAAATATCGAGCCGACGGACAACACGTTAAGGTCATACTCAAAGAGAGGGTCGACTTGGGTCCACTCGAAATGGATATTAGGGTTGTTGATAAAACTGAAGTTGACATCACAGACAGAGGAATCACAAGTTCGATGAGCGACGTAGATATTCACAGAAAATATATGGATATCAAGAAAGTTCCACAAAGTGAACAAGATGATTATCTCCATATAGCTATGGAAATAATTCATGAATGTGAGGACAAATAATGAGAAATATACAATTCCAAGAAGTGGGAATGGAAAATTATGGACCTTATATTGATCCATTAGTATTGGAGTTCATAAATGATACTCTAACACTAGTGACAGGTCCAAATGGAGTCGGAAAGACAATGGCTTTAGATGCTATTCTCTTTACCCTCTATGGAATAACAAGTCGTGGAATGCGTGGAGACGATGTAGTCAACAATACCGTTGGTCGTAATTGTAAAACATGGGTAAAATTCATGATCGACTCAACACAATATATAGTAACCAGATATCACAAATATACAAAGTTAGGAAATACAGTCATATTAAATGTTGGTGGTGTTGATACAAAGAAAGGTCATAAGGAAGTTCTTCCTGAGATTGAAAGAATATTAACTCCAAGAAAAACATTTACAAACACTTTGATGTTTGGGCAAAAGGTTAAAGACTTCTTTACAGATCTCACAGATTCAGACAAAAAAGAAATCTTCAGACAAATTCTTAACTTGCTCAAATATGTAGTTTACCATTCAGAAGCGAGTAACAAACTTAAAAAGACTATTGAGGTTTTATCTGAACTTCACATAGATGATGAAGTGAAAAATAATCTTCTTAGGGATGCGCATGCCCAAATTAAAATTCTGATTAAACAAAAGAATGAATTTGAAAATGAGCAAGAAAAGAAAATCAAAGAGATAGAAACTAGCATATCAAAGAACTTAGAATTAATAACTCTCTGGGATAGTAAACTCAACGAAGAGCTAATTTTAAAGTCAGAAAATTCAAATGATGTTATAAAAAGAATTGCTGAAATTGAAGCAGATCTGAATCAGTTAACTGATAAGCAAGAAAGTCAATGTCAAAACTTAAGTCATCAAAAAGAACTAAAAATACATGACTTTAGAAATAAAGCACAATTAGAAATTAACAAAATAACAATAGAAACAAATAAAGTAAAAGAAGACTTGCAAAAACAAGAAACAGCTTTGAGAGATCAGTTGCAAGAGTTTCTAAACTTCAATCAAGAGCAAAGACATGAACTTGATAATTTAATCATTAAGTTAGAAGCCGATGCTTCATCTCATGGTGAACGAGCTGATGAATTATATAAAAATGTTATTGATGCTGACATAGCAACTTGCCCAACATGTGATACAGAACTAACAGAAGTTAAAATTAAAGAGATTTCAAAAAAGATTGAAAAACATCATGATGCAATTCAATCCATAAATGAATCAGCTGCTAAGGTAGAGATTAATAGTCAAAAACTTCGGAGGCATCTAGCTGAACGGAGTGATAAAATAAATAGTCAAAGGGATGAAATTAAAGATAAAATTGAATTAATCAATCTTGAACTTAAAAGAAAAACCAAAGAGTTAGAGATTCGATTAAGGAATGCTGAGGGAAAAGTCGAACAATCATATCAGACAGGACAGAAGGCATTAAGTCTTGGATTTGCAGATGATAAATTGAATCTTGAATTGCAGTTAGAGCGATTATATGAGGAAAAAAGAGTACAAGATAAACAGCAAGAAAAAATTGATCAAATCAAAGAATCTATTACAAATCTTAACTCAGAAAGAGAAAAATTCAGAGTTCAATTTGATATAGAATCAAAAAGAGAATACGATGAAGAACAACTGAACTTGTATAAAAGAAAAGAAGTACAGATACAAGGAGAAATTCTAACTCTCATTGATACTAAAGCAGTCTTGCTTAAAATGAAAGATGAATATGAGTTCTGGAAAGAAGCATATTCTCCATCAGGTATTCCATCAATGTTAATTGATGAAGCAATTCCATTTATGAATAAGAAGATAGCAGAGTATTTAGATAAACTTACAAATGGAAGATATGTAGTTTCATTTGATACTCTTGCAGCAACAAAGGCAGGAGAGTTCAGAGATAAAATTTCTGTTAATGTGCTTGATACATTTACAAGAGCAAATTCTCGAGTCCAATTATCAGGTGGACAAACGAGAATTATTGATATAGCAACAATATTAACGCTCGGCGATCTTCAATCAAATATACAAAATATGAAGATTAATATACTAGTTTTTGATGAAATATTCGATAGCTTGGATGATGAAAATATCATGCAGGTATCAAAAGTTTTGAATAAATTAAAAATCGGGAAATCAATTTATTTGATTTCACATAGACATGAGGATCAGCTTGAAGCAGATGAGGTTTTAGCAATGCAATGAAAATAAAAGCTGATTTCGTAACTAACAGTTCGTCCACCATGTATGTAATCGCATTTGATGAGAAATTCCTTCGAAAGTGCTTCGATCAATATTTTACTTTAAGAACTGGAGAATACTTCAGACTCTTTGATGATAAAATAAAATTAATAAAATACACACAGCAGAAAGATGTTGATTGGATTACAGAAGCAACTAAAATGCCATTAAAATTTTGGGGAATGGGTAAAGAAGAATTTAAGGAAGCAATATCAATTCTTGATGAAGGAAAGTTTGCAGCCTATGTTGTATTAGAACGAAAGGATTATGAACGGCTCGAAAAGGCAGAAGATATTATAAGAGAAAATGGTGGACAGATAAGGCTCATAGGAGGCGATTAATGATTAGAATAGCAAACTGGTTGTTGACAAGACGATGTAATCTCAAATGTGATTATTGTGCAATCGTGAAAAACTATCCAAACAAACCCGAAGAATATCCGGATATGAAACATTATCACAATAATGAAATGTCAACTAAATATATTATCAAAGGTTTGAATAAATTAAAACTACATAATCCGGATATGTTTCATATATTCTACGGCGGAGAACCCTTATTAAGAAAAGACCTTTATGAGATTATCAATCATTGTAATAGAGAAGACATTCACTATACAATAATCTCCAACAATACAAAGGAGATTCGACCATTAATTAAAAATCTTTTTGATAAAGTTAATGGTCGAATAAAAGGGTTCACCGCTTCAGTCGATCCAGTGTTCCATGATGAAAAAGAATCTGGAGAGGACAGAGTTCGAAAAAGTATTCATGGTTTAGAAAATTTAATTAACCTAAAGGCATATGTAGATGATGTAGTTGCCGAGATAACTGCAATGAAACATAACTACATATATCTTTATGATCTATTAAAAGAGCTAAGTAAGTATGAAATAAATGCAGATGTCACTTTTATTGACATAGCGAAAACTCCATATTACGATTTTTCAAATATGACAGATTTTAATCTTCTGGTACATCAAACAGCACAACTAGCAGATCAATTTAAAAAAATTATGAAGGATGATAGTTTAGATGTTCATATGAAAAAATTACTCATACCAGCTATGTGGGATAAACTCCCATCAAACATGAATTGTGAAATTGATAAAGACCTCCATAATATCTCAATTGATGCAGATGGTTCAATTAGACTTTGCTTAAGAATCAGAGGAGTCCATACTCCATCAATAGTAACTCTTGAAAATTTGATTATGACTGCTGGTAGTATAAATTTTATAGCAGAAGCTGCAATCAAAAGAGATAAAAAAGAGTACTGCAAGTTATGTAATCATACTTGTCATTTAATGAGTAAGTATATAAATGATAATGATACAGGACCAGAAGATTTAGTACATCTCGATAAACGGGAGGGATATACTCATGGCTAGTGGAGATATTGATTCTGACATTATAGTCAGCGCAGTTCAATTTTGGAAAAAGATTTATGATGAAAAAGATGTAAGAATAAAGTTTGTAACAAAAGATAATCGGGACAGAATCATGCGTTGCACTCTTGACTTCACAAAAATTCCAGAAGAGGATCATCCAAAATCAGTTAATATTGAAAAAATATTAAAGTTGATTCAGGTTAATAAGATTATGCATGTTTATGATCTTGAGAAACTTGGATGGAGATCAGTCCCATTTGATAGGGTTGATTATTTAGAAACTCGAAGAGGTAGAAGATTCTGGGCAAAACCAACACAATGAGGAGATATTAAATGGGAATCTTAGAGGACATTATAACTGAGCTTCCGTCAGATAATTTGATTGAACAACTTCATATGATTGCAACTAAAATTATTGAAGAAGAAAGTGATAACTTTCATTTCGATAAAAGAATTTTGGATTATTTTTCAGAAGGTCCAAATACATTATTAACGCTGGAAGTTCCAGGCAGAAACAAAAAAGAAGTCGGGTTTATATCTTTAGAAAGAGAGGGAAAAGAAGCATATCTCATAATTTTCTCAACTCTTCCATTAACGGAAATCGACACAAAAAACCCCGATGAAGCTTTGCTTCCAAAAAGGCAAAGAGTATGGGAGGTTAAAGATCACAGATCAATTAAAATCATGACTGAATTTGCGAAGAAGGTAAAATATTTACGAGGTGAATAAATGAAAAGCGATTTGATTCAAGAGATCAGGATTAACCCTAAGTATACTCAATATCTATTAACAGAATTTCCTGGACCTGGTGCTGGATCTATGAAGGATGAAGGTAAACCAATCATTGTAAAAAGAACTCTTTTCACAAATGATTATATGAAAAAACTATCCGGACATTCAGATATTGGAATTCTGCCTCCTAATTGCAGATATATTGAACAAACTAACAAAGGTCATGTGGTATTGATTGAAGAACCTCCAGCCCTCAGAACTATAAAAATTCATAAGGGATTTGAATCTGAAGTTAGTCAACTCAAACAAGAAAACGTGTTAGAAAAGTTTGGATATAAGAATTTTGATGCATCTGGCGGCTCATCTAGAACATTTAGTTTAGCATTTCCATATGTTATATTCATTCTACTTATTGAACACGATACACATCTTGTAGATGGTCTGGTCTTTTTAAGGACTCAAGAAATGCGAGGGATGTCAGATTATCTTCTTAAAGCTCCTCTTCTGAATATTTCTAGCAATCAAAGAGTTTGCTTTGGCGAGGCAAATAAGTTCGAGACACATTCTCTAACCCAAACAATTCAGAATGTTATTATGGTATTCTGGTCAGCTGTTTTCAATACTGACTATACTTATAACTATGAATCATATAGAAAAGAAGAATCTGAATTTGGGAACTATCTTAGATGGGAGTACTTAACAACACAAAATCCATTGTTCATTTATGATGCCAAATGGATAGAAATAAATGGTAATATCGGTCACTGGTTAACAAAGGTAAAAAACGATGCTCACGTTATTGGAGAAAAATCATTGACTTATTCAAGAGCAGCTGAAATCATTTTTGCTCCAGGAAGAACTGATATGGAAGCTCTCCCAACATCGAGATCGAGAAAGAAATTCCCATTATTTTATGATATTGCAAACGGTATATATGTAGGAGAATATTTTCTAAGTATTGGAGATCCGTTCACTAACTCAAGAGGTGACGTATTATACATCGACTCATTTATAGGTTTCCAAGATGGTGGTAAGTTAAAATATGTTATGGTCGATAAGAATGGTAAGAAGTTTATGATGAAACTTACCAAGAAAGTGAAAGACTATATTGCTGTCTCAAATAAAGCTCTCCGATATTCAAATGAAATGGTTCTACCAAATAACAATCTCAAAGTCAAAACTGGAGATATCCTTATATTCACTAATAAGGACGGTAGCGAACATTATGGTTCAGTTGATTTTATTAGAGTGGGACGAGATGGCAGAGCCGAACTTAAAGTTGGTAGGGACTATTATATAGCTGAAAACATAAATGCTACCAAATTCGAAATGGAAAAACCTTCAGTCTATAATATTGAATTAAAAGAGGATGAACCGTATATTTTAATTAGAGATGCAAGAGGGTCATCTCCTATGGTGTGTGCTTCAAAAGTGAACTATAAAAGAGTTCGAGTTAGTAGTGGATCAATGAAAGTAGAATATGAGTTTGTAAATACTTTCCGTGCTCTACGTGGAGTGACCCATCGTCTTCCGATGAGCACAAAGGGAGTAACTAGTTCATCTGGTATAAGATTATTTCGTGAAAGTAATGTAAAACCTTTACCCGGATTATTTCGAATAGGGAAAAAGATGTATTTTATTAGCACAAATAGTGATGGAACTGCAATACCTCGAGAAACTTTAGCTTGGGAAGTTCCTGGACCTGCTCTCGCTTATGAAAATAATTGCGCTCTTCGTCGTCCAAGACATGGAATGATATCTGAACTAGTCAAAAATGATACATTCAAACTTCCAGGTTTTCTATTAGACCTTGAGTTTAGGGTTGGAGATAAAGTTGTAACAGCTGACTGGAAAAACCCACATGATATTCTAAGGGTTAAAGAGATTGCAGGGTTCTCAATTGTTGAACGAGAGAGCAGGTCGACATGTGAAGATCTTTATTTCATCCTTTCTGATAAAGATGGAAATTTATCAAAGATCAGATACATTTATGGTTATTTAGGACTTTGTAATATTGGTAAAATAAGAAAAATAACCAATGTGTTTAATCGAGTTTCTGCTGGAACTAAAATCATTGCTAACGAATCTGGATATTCAGGTTTTCCTAAAAAATGTGTAAACATTATAGTCGGTTTTATAATAGACACTGGTGGAAAAGATCCATTAGTTCTTTGTTCAAATGGACAGACCATATGGTTTGATGATATGATGAAAGATTTTACCAGAGTCACTATGAGGGCAAAGAAATGGGCAACCCTTAAACATGCTCCAATTGATTTAAGCAAAATAAAACCTCAACCCGGAGATCTAATCAATGGTACAACCAATTATAAAACATCAGAGGGATATTTTGTGACCCATCTTCCGGATTATCGAGGGGTTAGAGCTCAGTATATGGAATATTATAGCGGTTATCCAGAAACACGGCCAATGGATTCTACATTTACCAGGGAGTACATTTATGAATGTATTCCTAATCCAAGAATTAGACGAAGTCAAGGCGATGATCTAGGAATGTTGCCGGGGTATCCAAATTTTCATGGTGTTTTTCATTACAGTGAAAAATCAAACTATCACTTTATAAACGAACCAGGGAGGTTTATCAATGTTCCAGGTAGTAGTAAATGACGGGCAAACTCAAATGCCCGATGATGATGTTTATTATGTTATAGCAAAAGAAGGAATCTTTTTGAAGAAAACTATTGGAGTCATGGATAGTGTTGCTCCAGTCAATCAGATTTCAACATTAGAAAGTGTTGCTGCTTCTGCCAGGATGAGAATTTCAAAAATCCCTGGTCCAAAGTTTGCGAAGGTTATTGAGTTCTTCAGAGCAGTATATCATCAGTATTACGCTGAAGCAATTGTTTTACTGTTCTACAATGAAGAAAAGAAAACCCATACTATCATTCCCCCACATCAGAAGGTCACCGGTGGAGCTTGCGATTACAATAGGGGTATAACGATAGATGGATTAACCATGATTGGAACCATTCATAGTCATGGTGGAATGTCGGCATTTCACTCCGGAACTGATGATAAAGATGAAGAAGCTTTTGATGGACTTCATATAACCCTTGGTAACATGAGAGATGAAGAAATCAGTATTTCAGCATCAATTGTTGCCAATGGTTATCGCATCATCGTTAATCCAAACGACTATGTTGAACAACTAAAGTTAACCCAAGATATTGATGAGGAAGTTCAAAAAGCGACAACGACAGTATATAAATATGTGGCTGGAAAACTCGTCAAAGATGAGAAGCAAACATCTCGGTATTCATACACACATCGAAAGTATGATAAACGCTATGCAGTAACAGTAACAGATCACCAGAAACGCTTCAATAAGAAATGGATGAACGTGGTTGAAAAAGGAACATACAGTTATGCTGGTCTTGGTCGTGCTTATGGTCATGGAGCATATGCCAACCGAGGTTGGGGTGGCAATTACGACTCTGATGCCTGGGGTTGGGCACATCGTCAGCCGTGGAGAAGGCAGAATCTTCCACCGACTGTTGTTCAAGGTAAACATATTCCTCCACAAAATGTTGGCCCACACAAAACAGCTGGGATAGAATTTCCTCCCCATGATCAAGATGAAGATCTTAATCCCTGTGAGAACTGTTTATTTAGGGATGAAAAAATCGACTGGGCCATCGAACAGTATACGGAAGAAGTTGACGGACCCGATGAAGATGAACAAACCAACAACTTTGTATTGGATGATAACTATGATCATATGTTTGAAAAAGGTCAAACATCAATCAATATAATTTGTGATAAGTGTGATCTGAAATTTAATCTGGGTTTATCAACAATTTGCCCTGGATGTGGAAAGCCAGCACCGGATGAAATTGATATGAAGAAAATTGATGTAACTCCTATGGATCCGGTTATTGGGAATGATTTCGTATGTCCAACATGTGGTAATACCTTCACCCACAAAGGAGAAGATGCATGTCCTTTTTGCGAAGAGGAACTCGATTTCAACGAATATAGAAAAACAGAAGCAGGCACGACGTCAGACGAAGAAATCGAAGTCAAATCTGGGGGCAATCTTATAGCAAATCAGTCTTATAAGTGCAAATCATGTAAGATCGTATTTATAACAGAAGGAGATGTAGCAACCTGTCCTAAATGTAGGGAATACATGGTGGATGGTTACAACTGTAGTCCATTCAGCACTTCTATAGAATCCGAAAAGATTGTCAAAAAGGATTCGGGTGAACTACTGGCAGCAGCTGAAGAAGATTCAACCTTAGAAAAACAGCCGCTCCCAGATCCACAGAAGCCACAGATTCCTCTCTTAACACAAAGTCCTGAAGATAAGCACAATAACTCTTTAAGGAAAATGATGAGAAGAGTATTCGGAAGTGGAGGTGGGTAAGTGAAGTTAAATATCACAGTTATAGGACTAGGTGGAGTAGGCAGTATTCTCATTGAACGCCTATGTCGCTTTCTTAATTATAGCAGAGACTATGATGCGGAACTCCTTTTAGTAGATGGCGACGACTATGAAGTAAAAAACTATGAACGGCAAGAGTTTAACCAATTCGGGAACAAAGCGGATGTGAAAGCTACAGAAATTATGTTGAAGTTTCCCGAAGTTCCAGTTGACTCGTTTCAAGCATATATTAATGAAACAAATGTTGCGGAGGTTATCAGAGAAGGAGACATAGTCTTCATCTGTGTTGACAACCACAAAACCAGAAATATTATATCTAATTACAGCATGCAATTGAGAGATGTTACAATTATTTCTGGTGGGAACGAATTAACAGATGGTAATGTGCAGGTTTATGTCCGGAGGGGAGGAATTGATTTAACACCGGATCTTTGTGCATATCATCCTGAGATTGCCAATCCCGAAGACCAGTTACCGGAAGAAATGTCATGCGAAGAATTGTCTCAAGCAGAACCCCAACTGTATTTTACAAATCTTGGGGTAGCTACCATCATGTGCTGGGTCTTTTATAAAACGATCGTAAAGGGCCAGGTCGACCAACAGTCGGAGGTATATTTTGATATTCTTCAACTGTCTGCAAATGCACAAACAAGAATCGTAAAATCATCATAAGGAGAATTAGTAACATGGCACGAAGAAAAGTGTACTCACGTGAAGATCTGAATAGCATGACAGCAAAAGGTCTGAAGAAAATGGCATTCCAACAACTCGGCATCTCCGGTCTGAGTAAACTGGCGAAAGATGCTGTGGTTGATGCTATTATCGCACATCAGGATGGCGGAACGTCTGTGGCCCCTAAAGCAAAGGCCGCCGGTCCCCTCCAAGGTATTAACTTTACCGGTAGCTCCGTACTGAGCAACTCCAGCGCTCCGTTCGGGCCTGAGAGAGGTCCTGAATGTGGATCGCCTTTCCACTGGCCTCGTCAATGGTAAAGAGGTGGATGCCAATTATGTTCTGAAAAATGGTGACCGTCTCGAATTCCTGAAACCAGCCGGTCGTAAGGGATAGAAACTATGGTGGGAGCTCCATTGGGGCTCCCCCACCAACAAAGGGGTTTGACGATGGATAAAAATATCGAGAATATATTTGATCAAAATGGCGTTGATAGAGTTGCTTTTTATTATAGAAGCACTCCGATCTTGAATAATGCATTCACCACATGCCTATTCATCAACAGCGAAATGAGACGGATTGAAGCAAGAGGTGTTTCGATCTGCTCAGTTAAAGATGTCTATTGTAAGAAGGCGGGAAAGAACAAAGCCTTCGGTCGGGCAATGAAAGCTCTCATGCGAAAAGAAAATGACGGCAAAATCAATCCAGTTGGGAGAGATCTTGAAACCGTCAGGCGAGAGATTAAATGCAAAACTCTGGATAATGATACAGAATTTCAGGATAAAATTCCAGAGATTTTATTGGTTGATCCATCCATAGATATCTTAGTATCTGATGGTAACGGAAAGTGTGTCTCCAAATATGCTTTTCAGCTACCTCTAAGTTATCCGATAAAGATCGCCAATCAGACTTATAAATACAAATCACAATACCGGCCAAACCCAGCAGGACAAGAAGAAGCTCTTTTATTGAAGGAGCGAAGTGCCTCTAGTGTAAAAGTAGAGGCGTCAGCAGAAGCAGCATAATTTATGCTAGGCCAGCCAGGGGGGGAGTTCACGCTCCCCCACTATAAAGAAAGGAGAACTATAAGCGTGGTATATCGAACTGTCACAATAATTGGAGTTGGTACATTGGGCGGTTTCGTTGCTGAAGCCGTTTCTAATCTAGGAGGATTAGAGAAATTAGTTATTGTAGACCACGATATAGTTGAAGTAAAAAATCTATCTAATTCAATATATAGGCAAATCGACGTTGCTCTATTAAAAGTCGATGCATTAAAAGATATAATTACAAACGTTCAAGTTGATACAGTTCCTATAAAATTTGACGAAACAAAAGATCATATATATTTGCCAAATACAGATTTAGTTCTTGATTGTCGAGATAGCACATACAACAGAGGCTCATATATTGATGGTAGATTATATATTTCATCAAGATATCTTATTGTTGACTGTAGAAAAAATGTTCATTATCGAGAACAGCTATATGGTAGATATATAGAAACTCTTACAAGCGATGATCTACGGTATGCATCTATGACAGTTTCAATGATTTTACATAGCGGTACAATTAAATCATTAATTAATTTAAAGTCAGTACAGAAATATGAGTTAGATTATGTAAAAAAGATTGACAACTGCCGATATGATGTTTTATATGAAAATGATACTGGAGATGAAAAATTCGTTAACCTTCCCGATAAAATTATTCCAATTCTTGCTTTAAATAAAAAGCATGATCTAAATGTTATAGTCGGTAGTAAATCTATGCCGATGTCTCAAACAGTGATACCGATGGGGTTTTTAAAAAATGCAAATGATTTAATTACAAATTTAGATTCTGTAACAAGAATACCATGTAACTTTAAAAATTATGTTGTGTCTTGTACAAAAGAGTATGATAAAATTTTAATTGAGTTAATTCCAGAGACAGGAGCAGCATGATGGATCTTAAAAAAGTCGAAGTTAAAAACCTTATTAGTCCACAAAAAATCATTCACAACGGGGATGTTTACAGAATAATAAAGTATCCACGTAAATATCTTATCAAAGGGTATAAACTTACAATAATTGATGGCAAACTAGATAACGTTCATATCAATGGAGAACATCCAAATGCTCAACCAAGCAGTGGTAAATTCTGTATTCCAAATGAACTAAGAAAAATGCCATTCAATCATTATGCACAACAATTACTCGAAACAATTTTAAGTCAATTCAACTTGAATAATTGCTACTTTACCCCATGGAATGAAATTCAATATAGAAAACAAGAGGTGTAAAATGGCAAAGGAAAATCTAGACAAAACACGTAACATAATGAAAGGTATTCTTGCTGAAACAATTGACAGTCTTACTCAAGTAGTAAGGAAAAGTTCTAAGAAAATAATTGCTGCAATAATGGAACAAGGAAGTCAAAACGTTGATGAACTTCTTGATATTTATGGCAACAAACTCAAAAAGAAGGTGAATACACATGTCAAGTCAGAAACTAAAAAAAGCAAATGAGATAAGACCATTAGAAGATCATATCAAACTGATAGTTGAAAAAGTTATTCAAGAAAGAGAGATTAATCTTGCAGTTGAAGATGTTCAAGTCATTATAAAAGAGATGATGCCTGACTTGGATAAAATGATTTCCAAAAAAGTCAAGGAACACTTTTTTACAATGGGTTTATTTCTTATGGAAACATTCAAAACGGAGGAGTAACTTATGCCAAAGATTTTAGATTATCATAAATTTTGTGAACCATTAGAGGAAGTAACCTCTTTAAAAACATTCGGAAAAAAGAAGTTTCACTCAAAAGGTTTATTTTCAGAGCAAATCTTTGGGCCAGTCAGAAATTACACATGCCAATGTGGTATATATCATGGAGTATCAAAATCCGGAGGTACATGCGATGATTGCAAAGTTGATATTGTAAACAGTGATGAGCGAAGAAAAAGATTCGCAAAAATTGTATTACCCCTTCCGGTTGTCAATCCAATATTTTATGATCTCTTAGTAGATCTAGGTGGTCGTAGTTTAAAGAGTGCTCTTGATGATTTAATGAAAAATGATAAGAGCATTCTATATTTAATTGACAATGAGATGGTTGTAACTCTTGATTCTGAAAGCATCCCAACTGGAGTTAACACATGGGAACGAATTGAAGCCATTCATGTTCTAGTTGAAACTTTGGCGGCTGATATGATTACAGAAGGAATTAAAGAATGGCAAATAGTTAAAGACAATCTTGACAGTCTTATCATCAACCAAATTATTGTATTGCCACCTGACTTAAGACCGACTTCAAAAAGTTCTGGTAGTGGTAAAGATCTTATGGATAAAATCAATAGATATTATATTCAAATACTCACTAAGAAAGAGACAATGAAAGATACGATCATAAATATCCAGATAGATAAAAATCTTTACTACACTTATTTCAAACAATTACAAAATGATATAAGTGAACTATATAATCGAATCCTTGAGAAAATGGCAAAAAAAGAAGGATTAATCAGAGGAAACATTTTAGGAAAAAGAATTGATTTTTCCGGTAGAGCTGTTATTACACCAGACCCAACTCTTAGATTAGATCAATGTAAACTGCCTTATCTGATGGTTCTTGAGATTTTCAAATTACCTATTGCTAAAAGAATTATAGAAATAGGAAAATTCAAACTCCTAAATAAAGCAATAGATTTTGTTGATGAATGCATTGATAGTCAATCTCCCGTATTATTTAAGGTCTGTGAAGATCTAACAAAGGATGAAGTTTGCATCTTAAATAGGCAACCATCTTTACATAGACTAGGGATGCTTGGTTTTAATATTAAAGTAACATTAGATCAAGTAATAAAGATTCATCCTTTAGTATGTCCACCATTTAATGCAGACTTTGATGGGGATCAAATGGCAGTATATATACCAATTACTGAAGAAGCTAAAGAGGAGATAAGAGAAAAAATATTTGTTACAAAGAATCTAAATAGTCCTGCAAATGAGAGTTTAACAACAATTCCAAGTCAGGATGTGATTCTAGGAATATATTATGCAACATCATTTGATTGGGGAAGAGAAGAGTTTAATAATTATTTACCACATGATTATCCAGATGTAAATGAAACAATCGACAACAAGAAATTGTTGGAAATTCTTAATGAAATTAAAGATGCTTACAAGGATTCTGATGTGGCAATTATTTTAGATAATATTAAGAAGATGGGGTTTAAGTATGCAACTTTATCAGGATGCACATTATCTTTAAATGAGTGCAGTATAGATGGAATCACTGAACTCAAAGAAAAAATATTTTCTGAAGATGGAACTAGAAAACAATTATTATCTTTATCCAACCCAGAAGTTACAAATATGCTGAGAAAAAATTTCTCTTATTCTTATATGATTGAATCAGGAGCTAGAGGAAGCTGGGATCAAGTTCGACAGTTAGTTCTTTCAAGAGGATTCATCTCTAATTTTGATGGACATATATTACCACATCCGATCAAAAATTCATTATTAGAAGGATTGAATCAAGAGGAGTTTTTCTATTCAACATACGGTTGTAGAAAAGGATTACTTGATATAGCACTAAACACAGGCACCTCAGGATATCTTTCACGAAAATTAATTTTTACATGTGCCAATCTTCAAATTGATGAAGGATTAGAAGATTGTGGCACAACTGATTTATTACCAGTTGATGTTACTTCAGAAAGAAAAGCAAGAATGCTCATAAATAAATTCGCTCTTTCTGAAGATGAGAAAACCTTATACAAAATCACTAAAGATAACTTCAAAGATATAATTGGAAAAGAAATAATGATTCGAAGTCCAATTCTTTGTAAAAGTCCAAAAGTATGTTGTCGATGTTATGGTGATTTATACAAAAAGTTAAATAGCAGATTCGTTGGAATTATTGCAGCACAAACTCTTGGTGAGAGAGGAACCCAGTTAGTTTTAAGAACATTTCATACATCTGGTTCAGCAATGATAAAGGGAGAAGAAGATAATGCTTCAATGAAACAAGAAGATATTATTGGAGATCTTGCATCTATTTCCGAACTGCTACACAAATTTAAAAGAAAAACATACATTGATATAGTTGCTGAATTGTTCGATGTTTATGATAAAGATATATATCACGTTCACTTTGAATGTGTTGTCGCTCAACTCATGTGGAAAAACCATTGGAAGTGGAGACTGTTAAAGAACCGAGATAAAATTACTCCAGATTATTATAGCATCCAATCTGCTCCAAACCAAGAGAGTTGGATTCTAGCTATGGCGTTTTCAAATCCAAAAAGATCAATCCTTCAAGGAATATTATACGAAGGTAAATATTCCGGAGTGATGGATAAAATCTTAAAGGGAGAAAGAATAACATGACTTCTGAGGAACTAGAAACTAAAATTCTCACTAATATATTCCTTGGTGATTTAAACAATGAATGGATCCAAAGTAAAACTGAGGATTTATCAAATATGGCGGAATGTATTATTGAAGTGTTTCCCAAAGATGCAAAAACTATAGATGAAGTTAAATCATTTATAGTTGAAGAGGGAGTTATGGGTTCAATCTTTTATAAGTTTAAAAGGAAATCAAAAGAATGAGAGATCCCAAAAGAATTCCAGAAGTCCTGAATGAATTAAAAACCATTTGGGGTTCATTTCCAGATCTCCGCTTGGGGCAATTAATAGAAAATGCAATACCGCATTATAAGCTGTACTATATGGAAGATAAAGACCTAATTGAATTTATAAGAGATCACTACTTGGAGGCTACCAATATTGAAAATAATAAACCCAACATTCAAAATTCAGAGTGAAGAAAACAATATCTTCACAATCCGAAAAAGAGACTATGAAAAGATTTTACCGTTGGTAAGAGAAATTGTACAACCAGTCGAAGAGATTGGTTTTCAAATCCTTGAAGTCGACTTAAAGGAGTCGAGATTTTCATCGGGGGAATTGTCAAGAACTCTCAAACAAACCTTGTCAATAAAACTCCAAAAAGGGCAGTCAAATATTGACTTGTCTATATACATTCCAAAGTTAATAGATGAAAATTATATATTCATAAACGGCAGAAAAAAGATTCCTTTATTTCAATTGTTTGATATACCTGTCGTAACGAGAGGTGAAAGTATTAAACTCCGAACTAATGTCGCTACAATAGTTGTGACTTTAGAAAAAGAGATACCTCGACTTCAAGTTAGTTTTATGGGAAGAAAAGTGCCCTTATCATTACTTCTATTTGGGTTCCATGGAAAAGAAAAAGTTCATGAAGATTTCTTTCTTGATGAAACGATTGATCTAAGAGATCCAAGAGGATTTCTATATGAAACACTAAGAGCAGATTTGAAAGCATATTATGATGAATCAATAGGACATACACAAGATGATTTCATTGTTGAAATAGGACGAACGTATTCTCGTTTCAATCAAAAGTCAAAAGGTGAAGATATTCTATACGCTCTCGATCTTATCCCAAAAGTTGATGTTTTAACAGCAAGGTTTTTGGAAACCAATTCGATTTTAGATGAACTGATTGAAACTTTAAAAATTAGAACCATTGACGACACTATTTTTACTAATAAAAGGATAAGATGTTTTGAATATATGGTTGTATCAAAAATCTCTAAGATCATTTTTGATTTATGCTTCTCAAATAGGACAGCTAGACAACCAAAGTTCAATATCAATTCAACTCAAATTTTATCAGAGTGTAATGTATCTGATATTGTTCAGTTTGATTTTTCTATTAATCCAATTGAAGAATTAACAAAACTTTCCAGATCTAGCCTATTAGGACCAGGTGGATTCAAAAGAGAAAATATTCCAAAACATTTAAGAGACATCTCTCCAACTATGTTTGGTCGTATTTGTCCAGTTGATACACCTGATAGAGATAATTGTGGAGTATTACAAAATCTTGTTCCGAATGTTTTTCTGGATGAAAATTTAAAGTTCACAGATGAGATTACAGAGAAGCAACCCATTTCTATTCCGGTATCTATGACTCCATTTTTAAAACATGATGATCAGACAAGATTACAAATGGCATCATCACAGATGCGTCAGGCCATTATGTTAAAAGAGTTTGATGTTCCGCTTATTAGTTCAGGTTGTGAAGGGTTGTTTACTCAACATACCCAATTTGTTAAACAAGCAAAGAAAGATGGCGAAGTCATTTTTATAGACCGAAACTATATTATTGTTGCATATACAGATGGCGAACCAGATATCTTTGATATTAGTTATCGAAAAATTTATGTTGAGCATCTTGACTTTATGAATATCTATGTAAAACCTGGAGACAAATTTAAAACAGGAGATGTTTTAGCTGAAAGCAACTTCTGTAAAGATGGCAAAATCAACATCGGTCGAAATTTATTAACTGGTGTTATGATCTATTATGGCAACAATTATGAAGATGGAATTGTAATATCTGACAGATTAGTAAATGATGATAGTCTAACATCAGTTCATTTCAAAGATTTATCCTTTTCATTAACTCCGGATAAAGTTCTACTTTCATTAAAAGGTGACATATATGATCCACTTCCAGAAGTATTGGACGTTGTTAACGCAGGCAATCCATATGCAATTTTAAAGAAGTTAAATTCAGATGAGTTCTATTCAGTATTTTCAGAACCAATTGAATTGATTGCTAGAAAAACCTTCATCATATCCGAAGTTAACATATATGCAAACGAATGGAATGAAGAGGTACCGGAATATAAAGAATGGATAGAGAAAAAATTACAAGAACAATCAGATGTAGAAAATGATTTACAAAAAGTGATGAAAAGGCATTTATCAAAAGATAAGGCAGCAAAGTTTATCAAAGATAGAGGTCTTGATAAATTTTCGTTTGTCGGTAAATACAAAAGCAAACGTGAAAGAATTAATGGAGTAAGAATAGAAATAGCTGGAGTTCATTTTAGAAAAGTTAAGGTTGGTGATAAGATTGCAAATAGGCATGGGAATAAAGGAGTAATTTCTCGAATTGTTCCTCATGAAAAAATGCCACAGCTTCCCGATGGAAGACATCTTGACATTTGTATAAATCCATTAGGTATCATTTCCCGAATGAACTTTGGTCAACTCTACGAAATGCATCTAGCATTTGCGCTTCAAGCATTGAAAACCAACATGCTAAAACTGGTAGTCAATCAGGATGAAGTTAAAAAATACTTTTTAAATTTCATAAAAATTATTGACAAGACAGATGGTGGATGGTATTATGACCAATTAGAAAAGTCATTACCAAAAATTATAACCAAAGAGTTTATAGAAGACTTTACAATTATTCAATCTCCGTTCGAGTCTTGTAAATTAGAGGATCTACAAAAAGCAATGGATTACACAGGTGCAACATTTACAACAGAGCTTTTTGATCCTTTATCTCAAGTTAAATTAGAAAATGAAATTGCAGTCGGATATATCTATTTCTTTAGAATGGTTCATATTGCTGAAGAGAAATTAGCAGCCAGAGGTATCGGAGCATATGCAAGACGAACTCTACAACCCCTCGGAGGTCGGAAGAACAAAGGCGGTCAAAGATGTGGCGAAATGGAAACAGCATGTCTAATTGGGCATGATGCTCCACATAATCTATTTGAATTTTTGACAACCAAATCCGATTGTATTGATTTAAAGAATAGCTATATACGAAACTTCATTGAATCAAATTTAATTGAAGATTCAAAAGATTTAAATACGGTACCTGAATCAGTAAAATTGTTAAACTCTTATCTAACTGTTATAGGGGTTAATCACAAATGAGTTCTTTTAGTTGGGAAACTTCAACATCTACTTCCTCTACTATGGACTATTTCTATAATGATACTCTTCGTGATCATTCTATTAAAAGAAAAAAAAGAAAATTGGGTATAACTAAGGGTGATCCGCTTAGTCCACTTTCACATTTAAGAAAAACAGAGGAAAATCTAAAAGATGAAAAAGATGAACCTTCGGGTGGTATGCCGACAGAACTAATTCTATTTGACCCGAAGGAATTAGTATTAGGGGGAAAAAATAAATGATGACGCTAGAGAGTTTACCTGATATTCAATGTTCAGTTCCCGATATCCAAATCCCCATTATGCAGGTTGGAGTCGAAAATGTTGAGGTTCCTTTTAGTTTAGAATCTAAGTATGGAGGTTTTCATCAACTCAATGCAAATGTGTCAATGAGAACCAGCTTAAATGAAAAGATAAAAGGGATCTCAATGTCGAGATTGTTGTTAACTCTAAAACCATATCTTGACTTACCACTAAAGCATAAATTAATCAAACAGATACTTGCAAAATTACAGAAAAATCTTGAAACGGATTCTACATACATGAAATTTGAATTTCGTATGCCGATAAAGCGAAAATCAATTTTATCAAAAAATGAATTTCCCATCTATTATAAGTGTAAGTTTGAAGGACAACTGAATCATCGAGAGGACTTCAGTGACCTCTCAGATGGAATAAAGTATGACTTTTTCAAATTCTTTCAAGGAGTTACAATTCAGTATGCATCTTATTGTCCTTGTTCAGCAGAACTATGCAGCGATCTATCTGAACATGATCTCGATGGGTTTCCACATAATCAAAGATCGTTTGCGGAAATCGTTGTCGAAGTAACGGAAAATAATTACGTTTGGTTAGAAGATATTATTGAAGCTGTCGAAAACGAATTAATCACACTCCCCTATCCAGTCATTAAAAGGGTTGATGAACAAGAGATTGCTAGAGTTGCAGCACAAAATCCAATGTTTGTTGAGGATGCAATTCGAAAAATTTCTAAAGTCTTAGATGATAAAAATGAACTACATGATTGGATTGTCAAATGTACTCATGAAGAATCTATTCATACATCCGAGGCTATTGCAATTAACTGGAAAGGAATACCGGGGGGGTTTAATGGAAGGAGATACTTATAATGGATACAAACGGTAATCCAGTCATTGATGTTTCAATCTCATATGGTTTTGGAGAAGATAATAGATATGCACTGGATAATATTCCACAAAAGATTCAATTAGCAATATATAAATATGATTTGTTTATGGGAATGAAAGAAGACATTTCAAAAACTATAAGCAAAACTCATACCCACGTTAAAGTAGTTCATCTCCCACTAGATACTTTAAGGAAAAATCCAAAAGATATAAATAATTTGATTGAATTTTGCTTTAATGAATTTGGATGTTTTAAATACGTTATTCATCCAAATAAAGGAATTGATCATTTTGTATATCAATTTATGCATAGATGGGAAATGCAAGGTTTAATTCTTTGTCTCGAAACATTCCCATATAAGAATAAAAAAATGATAAGAAGTCCTTTGGATATTATGGAATGGTGTATTAAATATCCTCCGGTTGTACATATGGTTATTGATACAAGTCATATTGAAGAAATATGGATGAATTATATGATCATGACAACTCTCTTGAAATACACCTCAGTAATACATCTATCAAATCAATCGAAGGATAGGAAGATAGGAAAACATCTTCCAATTAATCATCCTGACGGTATATTCAATTTGGTTGGATTTGTTAGAGATCTAAAATACAGATACAAATGGGAAGGTGATCTAGTACTAGAATATATGCCAGATCATAAGAACAAATTGATTAAAAATAGGGACTATATCGAGAGGTTATTAGTATGAGATTAAACGATGTTATTCAAATCTATCTCAAAGAAAGAGACTATGAAAAATCAGCATTTGGAGATTATAAAAATCTTTCAGAGTTATCATTCCCAAGTTTTCTGATATTTCTAAAGCAATATGTTGATAAAGCTATTCAGGCATATACAGAAAAATGGGACACCGAGTTACCACCGTGGCTGGAATCATGTAGCGAGCGAAACTCATCTACACCAAAAGCAGCCGCACCCGTAAAGGCGTACGAAGAGGTTATTAAAATCATGGCTCTAGCAGGAGCTGCACTTGAAACATATACAGAACTTAACGCCAGTAAGTGGAGAGAAAATCCCAAAGAGGATGCAAAGAAGTGGAAATATGACTAGACATCAAAGGAGAATTAGAAAGACATGGAAGATAATTTAACACAAATGGTAAAAGACGACCCAACTACTGGCCCTGTAATGTTCCAAGAAGCTGATCTTGATCTGCCAGATGAAACGGAGGAAGCAGCAACTGAGGAAGAGGAAGCAACTCCTTCGGTTCCTTCAATTAACATCATGCCTCTGTCAATCTGGTTTGAAAGAGAATCTGAAAAGTTTGAGAATATCAATGAAGTTAAAGTTGCTATTCGTGGAGTTGATGCTGACAAGACTTTGATCATGGCCGTCAAAACTGGCGAACCAAAAACAACAGAAGACGAAGATGAAGAAGATCCACGTAATCTCAGAGTATTTGAGAATGCAGACGTCTATCCTGTTCTTGATCTTCCTGCAGACATTATGGAAATCTATAACAATGGATTTCAGATTCGTTATCAGTATAGCGATGAAATACTCATCAAATGTTATGGAGTCAGAACTAGCTTGATCGCTACATTCTGCCAGGATATTGCTGGTGCTCCAATTCCATATGCCGTTGTCAGAATCAAGAAAAAAGATGAAGAAGTCGAAATTCCAGCTGCTCCAGACGCAGAAGCTATTGCTGCAAAGATTGGCGGAACTCTTGATGGTGAAGCATTACAACTAAGGTATAAACAAATCTCCAAAGCTGTTGGAGATATGACCACAATTCAAGATGCCATGACATGGTTGCTGGAAAAACAGTTAGAGATTACAGATATCAATCATCATCTTCAGATTGATAATGTGATCATCGAAACCTTAGCATAGGGTACCAGGTGAGGGGCTATTTTTACACATTCGAAACGGGTGCCAGGCATCAATTTCTGCGTAGACTCCCCAGTAGGTGGTGATTGCCCTTCACCTATATATAAAAATTTGGGTGGGGATGGGACATTTGTCTCTGGTGGAGCCAACACAAGTTCCCAACGTTTTGCCCCTGTTGGCATTTAAATATAAAGTCCCCACTCATTTAATATTAAAGGAGTTTGGCGGTGGGAAACACAGGCCCGATGGCTGGAGGCCACGAACGTTCAATGAGAGCGCCAGTCATCCCCACCGCCCCTTTTTATCATGCAAATAAATCCAAATGTAAAACTAATTTTAAAAGAAGCATATCTATATGACATTGAAGCATGTCATTATACCATCATGAAAAAACTTGGGATGGACTTGACAGGAATAGATAGAGAAAACAAAATAGAAAGAAATATTGAAATTGGAAAACGAATGAGAGACAATCCTAGGTTAACTTCAACTCTTCGAACTACAACAGCTTCAATAATTGATGAATATATTTTACAGAATCGAATCGAAGAAGATGAAATTGTCCTCAGGCAATATGATGGTATCATCACAACTAAAATGTTAAGGATAACAGACATTCAACATGTCCCCATTGACTTAAGAAGAAGATACTTGACTTTTATTATTTCAATTGATAGAAAAACTTATATAGCATATGATAGTAATAATAAGATCACTATAAAGGGAGTAGCATTTCGTTATCCACATATGGACAAAATGTTTGAAAAAATATGTAAAATTAACTTTGCAAATAAGAGCCGAATATTTATTAATCTTCAAAAAATAAAAGATACCTTCTTAAAATCAAATGATCCATATCTTTTTGCAATACCAACTACAAATGGATATAATATCTATTTGAAAAGTTATGGACAACTTGAGGTCACGCAATCAACTATCAAGATTATGGACCCAGATGATATTGATAAACAAAGATACTTCAAATTTTACATTGAACCATTCACAAAATCTATAACAACGGAGTATGTATAATGATTATTATAAGACACGATTACAGAGCAATTCATTATCCAGAGATGTCAGAAAATTTTATCATTAGACCTGAAAAAGTTCTAAAGATATGGGATATTAGAAAACATGAAATCGGAATTAGATTTATTTCATCATATGATAAAAATGAACACAGAATCACTGTAGGAGGAGAAGATAAAAATCTATTAGCTAAAGACTTTCTCGAGCTTCTATTAAAGGATGATACAACAATAGTCGGAACAGAAAAAATAAAGTGAGGTGATTATGTCAGAAATAATATTAAATATCGCAAGTGGAAAAATTCTACCAGTTGATCGTAAACATCCATCTTTTATTGTAAATGTTGATACCATGTTTTATTTAAATAATGAACCTGCACATGTAGAGGATGCAGCATCTGGATGGGTTAAGAAAATTGATCGAGGACAAGCGACTGAATTATATAATGTCAAATGTGATGCATTTGAATTTATGGAAAATACTATTATTCCATTTGATCGGGTTTGCATCTACCGATTTCTCGAGCACGTTTCATTTACAAAAGTTCTATATTTCATCTATCTCGTATCAACAGTAACTGAACGTGGAGGAACTGTTGATGTGATTGTCCCTAACTATGAAATACTAGCAAGAATGATTTTAGATGAAATTCCCTTAGATGGAAACTTTGAAGCCAATAATATTCTATTGACAACCGAGCTCTTAAATGAACCATCGTGCCCACACGCTTCAATTTGGACTCCTAGTAGAGCAGAATATTTCTGGGAACTTGAAGGAAGATTTAAAGTCAAAATTGACAGCGAAAATTATGACTTTGATGGAAGACAACTATATCTTAGATTTTTCGCAACGAGGAGATAACCATGGCACCAATAGCAGGAGAATTAGATTTAATCGATCCGAGAGTATTTGACTCAATGATGAAAAAGAAGTTTCATTCGAAAATATCAATAGATGGATGTTCTCCAAGTGGAGGAGGAGGTGGAACAGGAGCAAGAGTAATTCGAATCAAACATCCAACTCTTACAGAACGTATGCATAGAGCCAACTTTGTTATTTTCGTTGATCGTAGAGATGGTGTTCATGTTGCTAAAAATCGTTCGTCCGGTAAAACAGGAAACGTTTCCACAAAAGAACTCATAAATATATTAACTAGAATATTAGTGGAACATATTTTTGATGGACGAATGAAAGTATTTCAAGAAGGAATGAGATGGAGACTGAAAGGAGCAATAAATAAAATTGTAAAGGATGGTGCATAATGACACCTTTTAGTGAACGAGCATTAGAAATGGGTTTAGACGTTACTAAGTATTATAAAGGACTCTATTCCTATATAGATCAATACTGTGAAGTTATATATAGACAATTATTACCACAGATAACATACGGCGGTGATGATAGTAGAGATTTAGTACCAGAGCATCAAACAGATTCTATAAGTGTTCCTCTACTTGGAATCTTCACAAAAGGTCCTGACTCCTTAGGATATGAATACTGTGGGTATGTTTCTCACATGTATAAGTTTGTGGGCAATGGAGCATTGATGGACAGAATCCGAACTTCAATTGGTGAGGTTGGTGTTCCCATTGTCAGAGAAACTGCAATGTTTGACTCCAACTATGCCCGAATGAGAAATGAGATAGCCATTCAAAGCAGTCACAGTATTCCAGACATCGCCGATGTTTTTCCTATTATGATTGTCAATAACAGCTATAACGGAACCAGAGCAGCATCATTAGCGTTCGGTATCGGTACAAATTTAAACGAACGAGGAGTTATGACATTTGCATTTACTTTAGGTGAGATTCGCCAAGTCCATATTGAAACATCAACCACAAGTCTTTCTTCAGCCGTCAACACATATATGGAAGTTTTTGATGAAGATATTATCGAAATGGTCAATGGAAGCTTTCAAAAACAAGTCAGTGAAGATGATATGATGGCATTACTTGAAGTTATTGAATCATTCGGAAAAAGAAGAAGAGAACAAATATCTGATATGCTCGATGATATGGTAGAGCAAGGTCGATCTCCAACAGCATGGCAAGTCTTTTTAGCCATCGTTAGATATACAAGTTTTGAGCAGAATCTGAATGTAAAGAAGATGCTTGAAAATATTGCAGAAAGCGTTCTTGTAATCCCAACTAGAATGCACCAGGTCTTGAGCCAGTTAAGTTCTAATTGACCTGGTTCTAAATGGGCGGGTGCTTTCAGCTCCTTTCAAACCCGCTCATTTTTTTGGAACAAAATATAAAAGAGGATCTAAAATATGCCAGAAAAACTAACACCAAATGTAGATAAGGGTGGCCGAACATTTGTCCCAACTCGATCTTATGATTTGAAAATAACCATTGATGATTTAGATTACACCCAAGATATAATCGTGGTTCGTTTCATTTCATCCCTTACAACAGCATACCAATCAGTAGACATAGTTTTTGAATTAGATCCAAATGATATTATACTTCAACAGTTGTACGGTGGGTCGTCAATAAAACTAGCAATAACTTTATTAAGAGAAGAACAGTATCCAGGAGAAAGAATAGATCTAGATCTAATGTTTACAAAAGGAAAGTTTCAGTTAAATGAAAAAGATCAGATATCTACGGGTGAAAATAAACAAAAAGAAAGGGGATATTATACAGTTAATACAGTTGTAAGAGATTCATATAAAATAATGAACTCCGTTGTAAATGATGTTTTCTTAGGTACCAATTTAAACTCTATGATAAACACACTTGCTTCAGCAGCAGGAGCTTCAAAAGTAGAATTTGATTCAGACGGTCAAAACTCGAATACAATTGATCAAGTTTGTATTCCGCCAACAACTTTCTATAAAGTAATAAAGGAATATAACTCAGCAGCTATAAATCCATTTGACGGTTTTCTAGATCAAAGATTTGGTCTTTTTGATGGAGTACCAGCAGTCTTTTGTCAATATGACAAAACATTACAAATAAAAAACTTGACAGCTAAAATGCAAAAGAATCCAGCTTTTATAATTTATCAAATAGCAACTGATATGGATATTAATATATGGGATTTAATATTAGATGAAGTTTCGAAGGATAACACTTTCTATACATATGCTACAGTTGATACAGATTATGCCGGTAATGCAAAATTTGCTAAAATAGGGTCAACTATTAATCATATAATTAAACCAAAAGATACACTATCACAAACAATTACTCAAGATTTAAAAGATATAGCTGGAAAATATAGTCTCATATATAAGAATAAAAATATTGATGTGGATTCTGCAGCATTAAGAACAAGATATTTTATTCAAGATACTGGGGATGAAAAAAATGAAACTATTTTTAACTCAAGAATTTCTAGAAGAACAGCTGATTTATCAACTTTAACAATTGATCTTGAAAGAAACCTACCAGTTTTAAATCTCATTAAAGTTGGAGAATGTGTAAAATTTAAACCAAAAACTATTGAGTATGCAGATTTAGAAGGGAAGTACATATTATGGAGTACAGACATATGGTTTAGAAGACAAAACAATTGGCAGACAACCGCCCAAGTTAAACTTATGAGAACAAACAAACGTGCAGGTGATGTAGCTAAACCAAAAGCAGATGCATCTGTACTACCTGAAAAAGCTGCAACAGAAAGAAATGCTCAAAAAATTGCTGATCTAACTTATGGAGCAACAGTAGATAGTGTAATTGAAACAGCGAAGGAAGCAGCTAAAACCAGTGTGGAAGTGGTAACACAAACAACACAAACACCAGTAAAACCATTTCAAGAAGTATCCCAAGAAGTCAGAGTCGAAATTAGAGAAAATATGAAAACAATAAGAGCTCTTGATGCTCAAAATGAAAAATGCGAAAATGCTCTACTTGGTATAAGTCAGCCTGGTTGTTCAAGAGTAGAAGTGAATCTTCGTCTTAAAGAAATAAACCGATTAGAACGTAGAAATGAGTTCCTTGCTACTAATAGATCTTAAGAACAAATACTAAAGGTATATTATGCAACAATTAGCAGTAAGTCATGAAGAAGAGATTCAAGTTATACCAGACGATGTTGGCGTTATAGCCAATGAGTTTATAACTGAATATCTCAGATGCAAAAATACGTTTGAATATTTTTGTAAGAAATATATTCTGATTGAAATACCAGGGAAAGATGTATTTTTACAACCTTATAAGAAACAGATTGAATTGATTGAACTTGTTGAGGAAAGAAGATACGTCCTGGTATTGAAGAGCAGACAAATTGGTATTTCAACAATTATTCAAGCATACTCTGCCTGGTTAACGATTTTCTTTGATAATGCAGTTGTTGGTATTATTTCTAAAGATGGAAAAGAAGCAACAGACTTTGCTAGAGCAATAAGGGGAATGATTGAAAAACTGCCAGAATGGATGAAGCCGCCAAAAGGACCTCTTGGTAGAGGATTTGCAAAAAGGACAGAACAATCATTTATTCTTACAAACGGTAGTAAGGTATATGCTACACCTGTTAATCCAAATGCTCCTGAGAAAACGCTTCGTGGTAAGGCGATTACATTTCTCGTTATTGATGAGGCAGCATTTATTCATCATGTTGATACAGCATGGACTTCAATGGTTCCTACTTTATCAACTAATCAGATGCATGCTAAAAAAGCAAAAGTCCCATATGGAACTGTTGTTCTATCAACTCCAAATAAAACCATTGGTGTTGGTAAATGGTATTTTGAAAGATACCAAAGAGCAGTATCTAGAGATGATATTTTTGAACCATTCGTTATTCACTGGAAACAAATTGAAGAGTTAGCCAACGATCCAGATTGGTATAAAACTCAATGTCTGCTATTTGATAATGATATGAGAAAAATTGCTCAGGAATTAGAGCTAAAATTCTTACCGGCAGAAGGATCATTCTTTGAACCTGAAACAGTTGAAAAAGTTCAAAATTCTGCAAGAGAACCAATTGAAAAATTAAGAATTTATAATGGAGAAATTTGGAAATTCGCAAACAATTTACCAGGCAGATATTATATAATGGGTGTCGATACAGCTCCAGAACATGGTAACGATAAATCAGCAATTACAGTTTGGGACTATGAAACAATGGAGCAAGTAGCTGAATATCAAGGCAAATGCAAAGTCCTTGATTTCGTTAAGGTTGTGAAAGTATTAGCTACTCAATATCCAGGTTTAGTTGTAATAGAATCAAACTCATATGGAAACCAAGTTGTTGAACAATTATATCATAGTGAATTTGCTACAATGATTTACAAAGAAAGAAGAGGAGAAAAGACTTGGTTGCCTGGTCTATCGACCAATACAAAAACAAGACCATTAATGATTGATGCCTTGTATTCATATGTAACACAGTTCCCTGAAGTTATTAAATCAGAAAGATTAGCTTTAGAGTTAACAGGTTTAGTAACAAAACCAAATGGTAAAGTTGAAGCTGATATTGGATGTCGAGACGACTTAGCATTAGCAACTTCATGTGTTATGTATGTAAGAAAATATGACCCACCAATGTTAGTTGGAACAGCAGAGTTTTCATCTGTTCAAATGGAAATGGCAGATATTCTTTCTAAAAATATGGACGGGCCAGGCGACTTAACTAATGAATCAATTATGGCATCAATTAAAGAGAATATTCAAGATCATGCTGGATTTGTAGATGTTCTGAGTTTATATAATAAAAAATAGGAGATGTTATGAACGACCAGTTAACTGAAGTATTTGTTCCTCCTGTAGGTTTACGACCAGTCGCTAAAATAGATGGGAATCCACTATTCGGTTCCAACCTTCTGAATACTCAATACTTAAAAGCAATTGATAAATGTGGAAGAACAAAAGCAGCTTACTCAAAATTTGAAAACTTGCTTGAAAAAAGGAAGATAATCCCATGCTTCTTAACCAGAGGTTTTGGAGGATTTGTTGCATGGAAAATCTTTGCTCCAGTAAGCGGCCAATCTATACTTGGGTTCTATGATAAAGGTCATGGAAAAGTTTATATTTTAATGAGTAATAATGCGAATGTATTTTCATTTGTTGGAAATAATTTCTTAGGAAAACTGACTATCCATGAACTTATGCATATGTTTGCTAATGAGAAAAAAGCTTTGTTTTTAACTATGTTTAAAACTGAATTAATAAGCTATTACAAACATCTATGGCAAAGAATTTTTAGCATAAATGAAATACCTGATAAGACAGCTGAAAAAATAGTAAGATTTATTTTTCTGGAAATTGAGAATTCAAAAGTTTTTTCTAATAGTAGTATTATGAAATATAACGCTTTACTAAATAAAGAGCTAAGACCTCTTAGTACTATAAATGAAGATAAATTCAGCAATATGTTAACTGACTATATGGTCCTTATAAAAATATTTACAACAAGTATAGATAAATTTTTTCAATCTAGAGGAAAATATAAACATATAATTGCTCCAATGTATCATGCTTACAATGACGCATTTTCAATGAGAAATTTAACTACTATTTGTATTCAAGAACTCATATATCCATCTGAAGTTATTTGTATAGCTTCTGAGGATATGAGGTATGGAAATAAAGCACTAAAGGCAATTGGAAGAATTTAGGAGATTTATAAATGCCAGATAAAGATCCAGAACGACTTAAACCCGCAACAGATCTTCTTGCTAGCAGTTCTCAACGGGTTGCTAGTGATAGAGCAAGAAGAATCAATAGTCTTCACAAACAGGTTAATAGTTTACTTCAAGAAGAAACAAAGAAAAGAAGACAAGTTGGAAGTGAAGTCGGTTCGATTATTCAGCAACAACAAGATTTAAGAAAAGAGCTACAATATGCAAGAGATGAAATTAGTGCTGATGTTGCCTCAGGTTATGGAAAAATAGTCAACAATCTAGGTAGTACAATAAAGCAGATGTCAATCGGAATGAAAAACATCTCAATATCAACTGCTCAAGCTAGTGCAGATGCTATATCACAATATGGTAAAGCTATTGGACAAGATATACATATTAACAAAACCAATACTATTGCGATGGCTCTTTCTAGAGCTACTCCTATTTTTGGATATTTCGCTGCCAAGTTTATGGAAACAGATGTATTCCGTGGAGCCATATCTAAGATAAGACAAGGTGTTGGCGCAGCAATGCTTGCAGGTTTGCGTGGTGCAGGTAGTTCGATATCTAATATATTCAGAGGAAAAAAATCAGTCAGCGAAAAAGTATCAGGAAAGGAAAGAGAACTTGGAGCATTATCATCTGAAGTTGCAAGTCTGAAAAAAGAGTTACAAGCTAAACCTCCGCAATTACAGACAGGAGGGTACGTTAAAAAAGGTGGTGTTGTTCAAGTTCATGCAGCAGAAGTAATTGCCCCTGTTGATTCGTTAGTAAAACAAATTGTTGAAACAACTCAAGAACAGCAAAAAACTTTCTTTAAAACATTTGTAAAAGAGTTTAAGAAGGGTGGTAGTGCAAGTGAACGAGCATGGCAAGATAGAATGTTAAAGGCTCTTCTAGAATTGAAGGTAGCTTTCATTGGTACTACATCAAGATTAAGAATTGCATGGCAACGAACCCTTCTTGAGAATCCCGCCTTTAGAGGAATGTTATTATTCGCTGAAGGTTTCAAAGCAGTTCTTGGTGCTCCTATTAAATGGCTCTTTGGTGCTAGAGGTGGATATTTATCAGACGTTAAGAGAGCAACTGCAACCGATAATGTCTTTCTAAAAATAGCAAATATGCTTGGTGTTACATATACAATGATGATGCCAAAACTAGATGCTATTGCTAAATACACAAGAGTATCCGCAACAGTGGCTGCTGGTTATGAACCAACAGCTCCTATAATGGATAGATATACAATGTTCCAAAAAGTAAAAGGATTCTTAGCTGGCGGTAAGAAAAAAGGTAAAGTAGGAGAAGGAATTAAAGAAGATATATATGATAGATTTCTTGGGTTTTTGGGATTGGAAGAAGATGAAATAGAAAACTTTAAAAAAGAAGGTGGATTTAAATCTGTTTTTGGTTTAGCTAAAGAAGCAGGAGAAGCAGCAAAAGTATCTGCAACCGGATTAGTAATGAAAGGCAAAGAAGCAGCAGAAGCAGGTACAGAAAAAACGAAAGACTTTTTTGGTGATATTAAAGCAATCAGAAAATTAAAAGAGTTACAAGAAGATAGAGAAAAACCAAAGTCTCCAAGTTGGGTTGAATATGTAGGAATGACATTTGGAAAAGCAAAAGAGACAGCTAAACAGGGATGGAAACAAACTAAAACTGCAGTAGAATCATATATAGAAGTTAGAAAAAGCAGAAAAGCAAATGAAGCTCAACTATCATTCTTAGGACGAATGACAAAAAGATTAAAAAGACTTAGTGGTATGGGTTGGAAACTTCTCATGTTTGGCTTCAATATGTTTCAGAGTGCTATTAACGTAGGCGTAAATCTGCTTGGAAATATTTTATCTCCATTATTAACTGCTCTTGGATTAAGAGGACTATTTAAAACAGGTGGAAAAGGATTCATAAAAACTGCTGGAGAAGGACTGAAAAAAGGAGCAAAAGGTCTTGGTAAGTTTGCTGGTAAAACAGCAGCGGTTGGAAAAACAGCAGGTGGGGTAGCTGCTGCGAAATTTGCTGCTAAAGGAGCAGCTAAAACAGGAGCGGGATTAGTTGGGCGTGTAGCTTTAGGCGCTGGAAAAGTTGCAGCAGGAGTAGGTGGAGCTGTAGTGGGTGGAGTTGTGGGTGGTGCAATGGGTATTTGGGATATGCTTGCAGCAATACGGGCAGGAGAATCTCCAGAAGGTTTTGTAGGGGGATGGATTACTAGAGGTATTGCAGGTTTCTTAGGAGGAAAAGAGACTGGAGCAGCTGGTGCATTATCTGGTGCTATGAAATTGGGAGGCATCGGAGCAGCAATTGGTTTAATTGGAGGACCCATTGGAGTATTAATTGGTGGTGCCATTGGAGCTGCAGCAGGAGCACTCTTAGGATTCGTTGGAGGTCATAAAATATCCAAAGCTATCAGCGCTATTACAGCACCAATAAAAGGATATGCCAAAGCATGGTGGGCAGTTGTTTCATTTCCATTTAAGTTCATAAGAGAAATGGTTCAATTAGTTAAATTCTATTTAACTGAACACCCAACTGGGAAAAAGGTTTGGGCACAGATTAAGTTCTGGGCTCCAAAAATTGTATTTCCACCCCTAATGTTTATTTGGGCAATGAAAAAGGGATATGGAATTATTAAAAATACTGTAGCAAATGCTTGGGAAAAAGTTAAAGAAAAACTAGAGGAATATAAAAGTACTTGGTACGGAAAAACTGTAACGCTAATGTGGGATACATTTACAAAACCATTTACATGGGTTGGTAATGCTGTTGGTTTCATTGGAGACATGTTTGGTAAAGTTGTTAGCGGTGTAACAGAATGGATTAATTCAGTTATTAAGAAAATAAAGGACTTACCATTCATAGGAAAATTCTTAAAAGGTTTAAAAGAGATTCATGAAGGTACTTTTGCAGAGAGGAGAGCAGCTGGTTGGAAACCTGAAGCACCCAAGACTATCCCAGGTGGATTCGAAACAGCGGGTGGTGCTGGTCTTATTAAAAAGAAAGGTCTCACACCTGAGCAAATAGAAAAATTTCAAGAAGAAGGCGGAGAATATGCACTTAAACTTTTAAAAGCTACCGCAGGAGAATGGAACAAAGAAGGAAAACTAGTAAAAGCTCAAATTGATGGAAAGTGGTATAAGGTAAAACTTAGAGCAGGAGGGATGCCACAAGAAATCAAACAAGTAGATTTAGCGGGAAAAACTCTCAACATCCCAGTACAAAAAGAGTTATCTGAAAGAAAAGCAGCAGCAGCTCATCTTCAAAATATGGCCGAAACAATGTCTGATAAATTAGATGAAACAGCTGACAAGTCAAATAAAGTTGCAATTGGCAATACAACAATGTTAAACAATACTATAACTAATAATACAAGCAACACTGCTTCTGGTGGAGGTGGAGGTGGAGGTGGTATAGTTAGAGATTTCTGGGGATCTGGAGCAAACGCTGCAAATGATGTAACGTATAGTGTTTTGAATTAATAGGAGGATTATATGTCATTATCTTTAAAACCATATATGGGAGTTTTTGGGCTTCCGCCGCCAGCACATGTAAATCATGAAATGATAGCAAACTCCATGCCTGTGTTAGAGATTACTCCTGGTGAACCAAATTTTAGTTTAGGACTTACATTGTTTACTATTAACACATTAAGGGGATGGGATGAATACACAAGAATATTAAGCAACCATGGTTTTTCAGTAGAGGATATTGGCAAACCTTTAAAATTTGCTTTCATTGCAGATAACTTTCCAACTGATACATTTACTAATGAATACACAGAGACATTCTTACAAAAATTTACTGATGTTGCATCTGGTGGCTTAAGCCAAATAATTCAAATGTCCGGTCAGGCTGATGCTCTTAAAGCTGTTACCTCTTATGGACAAATTGCACAACAAGCTGCAGAAGGAATGGAAGGCGGTATGGGTTCTATAGTGAGAGGTGCTGGAGAGATGGCCATAAAAGGAGCAGCCGGATTAAGGAAAATGAAAGAAAATCTTGAAGGTAGTACTAGTACTATTGGAAGAACTTTAGGCGGGGGTATGGGTCTAATTAATAAAATGCTTGCTGGGCATAGAATTGACTTTCCACAGATATGGTCTAATAGTGGATACTCTCCATCATATTCTGCAACTATTAGATTATACAATCCCAATCCTGGAAATAAAACTTCAACTCTTCAATATATAGCTGGTCCATTATGTGCATTACTATGTCTTGCAGTTCCAAGAACTTTAAATGGAGCATCATATAGATGGCCATTTTATCACAAGATCAGGGTCAAAGGATTATATGAATTAGACCCAGCAGTTATAACTAACATAACTGTTATTAAAGGTGGGGATCAACAGCAAATAGCTTATAATCAAATGATGAGTATGTGTGATGTACGTATAGATTTTGTATCTCTACATGCATCAATGTTACTTGAGGAAGGAGATCCAGCAGCTGATAATAGACCAACTGTAAGAAGATATATTCGAGAATTAACTAATGGAAGACCTGTTCATACCAGAGCTAATATGAATAATGCAAATAACACAAGAACAGATGCCAACGCATCTCTTCAAAAAGAAAAAGCTTTAACGTCTAGACAAACTTCAAGATTTGAAAGACAACTTGCAGCATCTATTAGATTACCTCAGGGAGTAGAAACAACTACAACTGTAATTGAACAACGAGTTTCAACAACACAACAAGAGGAAGCAGCCGCACTTGAACTGGAAGCAGCGGATGGAATATATCTTGAACCAGCTTAATAATGAATTTAACATACAGAATTTCGTAATATCATAGTTACATAATAGGCGAGAAATAAATTAATTAGGAATTGGGTTTGTGAAGTGAGATTATTATACTTTTCTTTATATCCTATCTTTTCTAGAACATCAACAATTAATAAACCAATTTGTTGTTTAAAGTAAATTTGTGATCTTGTTCTCTTTACAGACATTAACTTTCGAACTAATGAATAGTATTCATTACCACACAGAGATTTTGCATCCTTTAAATCTTTAACAAATAATCTTAAAACAACTCTTAAGTTGTCAACATATTTTGTATCGTTTAATTTTCCAACAATTTGTGTTGCAAGAGACGCATTAACCTTTGCTAATCTTCTAGCTTCCTCTAATCCTTTATGATCAATATATCTATATACAGTAATCTTTCTAACCATATCATCAATTAATCTTGTACCTGTTTCTTTAGTTACAGTTTTATATGCATTTTCTGAATCGTCTTCATCAGGAATTTCTTCAGTTTTTAAACCAGCTCCAGATTCAGCAGTTTTATAATACGTTGATGCAAAACTTCGAATACTTTGCTCAACTCTATTTCTACTCTCTTGCATAAATTTGGAAATACCATCGAGGTCATCCTTCTGAAGTGCTATAGTATAACGTCTAATCATTTCATCTGACATATAAAATAAAGCACTTGGGATTGTTTTTTCTCTAGCAAAAAGATGAGTTCGAGTTAAAATCTCTAATGCATATTTAAATGTTTCATCATTACAGTATTTAAAATATTTTCTCATTAGATTTGCATAGTGACGAATAAGATAAAAAATCATAAAATGTTTATATGCATTCTTATCTCTTTTTCTTAAGAAATATTGAATAAGAAAAACATAAAAATTAGCAAGTGGATCACTTTGTGCTCTGAACTTAGATTCCTTTCTTCCTTTCCACCTTCTTTTAGTATATTCCTTTATATCTTTTTCAGTTATACCGCTAAATTTAAGAAACTCATAAAGATGTTTTTTCAGTTCAGGATAAAAACAAGGGATTGCAAGCGAACTCAAATTTGACGAAACGATATTAACTACAAGTTTTTTAACTCTTGCTTCATTCATGTTTAATTTACTAAGAAGTTCTTGCATATTTATATCACCCTAACTGTAATGTCTTCCTCTCTAAAGAATATATACTCTGGACCATATCTCAAAAGTTCTTCTTCTGTTAAATCTATTAACTCAAAGTTAAAGAAAATACTTGTTTCAGGTTGTCTTAATCTACAATGATCTACCCCATCAACATCCTGCACAACATCAATAATCTCAGACCGATAGAACTGCGCATTTGTACCGAACCTATCCCTGAAACTTTCAAATAAAGATTCTCGAACATCTTGTATTATTGTTGTAAGAGTTCCACTATATGTCTGCTCTCTAAATATCTCAACTTCAATTGTTATAGGAATATTATAAATTGGAAGCGGAATCCAACCCCTTTCAGAGAATATATATTTAGCATCTAAATTTTCTATATAAACAATTGAATCAGCAACAGCTTCTTCATACGTAAATACTGGACCTGTGGAATCAACACATCTAATAATATTATCTTGGGTAGCTTCCGGAGGTTGGTTACAATCTCCAATAATAATAAACCTATCATCAACATCACATGACGTTGGTTCAGTTTCTAAGATACTAACAACTGAGGAAACTGTCGGTTCATTCAACAGCATATTTTGAAGTTCACCATGTGTATTTGTAAACTTGATATTTGTAAAATCTGTAAGCATTCTAGCATTAGATAAATCTAATGAACTAATTAAAGTTTGCATTATCTGAGACTCAAATGCTCTTTGATCAATCTCTTGATAATACGAATCTAATATTACAGGAACATCATATACCGTTATAGCAGTACTATCTGCCCACTTGGCATTTGATCTCATAAAGTTTCTTAAATCATCTCTAAACGTAACCTTATTTGAGTAAACTGCAACTGGATTATTACTTGGATCATAGATTGTAAATTCAAATGTTTGTTCCCCAGTAGGAATATCAGTATATGGATCAAACGTAAAAATATAATATCCTGCAGTTGAATCAGTTGTCATATCCTTACTAGAACCGCTAGATGTAATTACCATTTTACATGAAGTTAAATCTGAATCTGATTCTGTTGATTTATAATGGAGTTTAAATATTCCTTCTGTTCCGTTCCTAATAACTTCAAGAAGATCAGAATAAATATTATAATCAATAGGAAAACTAGTTTCTAAAGCAGGTAAGATCTCAACTTCAAATATAATATACTCATAATTTCCTATTGAGTTTAGTTGAACTAGTTGTAGTTCAAAAATAGTCCTATAATCAAAATCACCAATTGTGATAATAGTATCTCTTGGAATTGTTGTCGTTCCGCCTGGTTCTGTAAATACAGCATTTCTCATTGGAACTAATTGATCAACTTCTTCTGTAGCAGAACCAAATAGAATACCGCTAAATAAAGCTATTTCATTAACTTGTAAATCTGATCTTTTTAAAACGGGCAATGAGTTTTGTGCAATTGGAGCATCTGAAACAATTACATTAATATCTTTATAATCCTGTTCAGTCACAAGTCTTTCTAATGATCTAATTGATGCTATTGCATTTCTTCTAATTTCTTCTAATGATTCTTCATCATCACCATTAAAAGCAGGAGAAGTATTAATAACATCATAATTAACAATTTGAGTAATTCCACCTAAAGTAGTAAGATAAATTCTTGCTCCAGTTCTTATTGTTCCAGCAATAACATTACCTTCACTTCCTTCGGTTACAGCCGTAGTTGTAATAACAGTTGAGCCAGGCGTCGGTTGAATTCCAATCAAACCATTACCAAAGCTTAGTCTACGACCTGTATCTGTTCTTCTCGAAACATAACCTTTATCAGTTTCGTCCATTAAAAATAGACTATTAAACTCTGTCCATGTAGTAAATGAAGCACCGCCAGGTTCTCTAATTCTAACTTCTAATTCAGCAACTTGACCAGTTATCGGAATATCAATTGTTGTAAATTGATATTCTTGTAAGTCAGAGTCTATTTGTGTTTCTTGTATAACCTCTTTAATTTGTTTTAGTGGTAAAACGAAAGAAAAGTTTGTAGGTGCTTCAGAAACAGGAAGATTAAAACGTCTATTATCTTCAACCATTGTAACCGTAGCAGTTGCATTATTTAATACTTCAATAAAAAATTCGGCTGTAGTTCTAAAAGTTATTGAGCCATCAGCTTGAAATTCAAATCCTTCTTTTATTTGAAATTGAGCAATTGGATCGTCAAAACCAAATGGAATTGTCATAAGAACATTAACGTCAGCAGGAGTTGCTTCTAACGTATTATATCCAAGGAACGAAGATAAATTTAAAATAGATTCTGGAAGTTGAGCTCTAACTAAAAAGAATTCCCGATATGACGATAACTGATAAAATAAAAGGTTGCTTGTTAGAGTAGATAAAGTATCAATCATAAAACTTAAAAATGATGATTTCGTAAGATCTACATTTTGAAGTTCTAAATATACTTTAGCTCTGTCGCTAATTTGTACTCTCGTTGTGTCTCTAGATAAATATATTTGACTAGAAAGTGTGTCTTCTGCCATCCTCTATCTCCTTAGCATGTAGCTGGTTATCTTGGTATAAAATAAAAACCTGATCTGGAATCAAACAGATCGCCATTAAGGGATTCCCTTAAATGCTCATCTTTTACTAATAGTCTTGCCATAAATTCAGCATCGTCAATTGTATGAATTTGCTTATCATATTCAACATAAGCAAAAGTATCAACTACTTGATCATCAACTGACTGTAAAGTCTCGCTTTGAAAAACTTCAACTTTTAATTTCCAATATCTCTTATCTGTATTGGCTGAAATCTCAACTCCTTTAACAACGAATATTGGATATACATCATTAGTCGGTCTTAAATATTCTTGCTCTAATTTTATTATATCTTGTGGAAATGGAGTAAAACCATATGTGCTTGGAAATACAAAAGTTGTTTCATTGTCTTTATTGTAACCTTCCTCCCCACCATCAAATGCAGTTGTGATTTCTTCTGTAAAATAAACTGGAAAAACTAAAATTTTATTTCGTTTTATACCAGATAAATTTCCTGTCCATTCATATGGTCCACCAAACACATCCGTGTCTTCCCAAACAGTTTCTTCAGTGTTTATATTGTAATACGTAACAAGAAATCTCACCATACTATCAGCGTAAAAGTCGTACAGAAGGTTTTGATACTCATGCACATACTCATATAATCTGATATATTTTTGCATTGACATTATAATTTCATTGCCTCATTATAAAGAATTAAATGCTTTTCAAATGAAAGGGTTTTTCGTAGCTGTTCATTTTCAGAAATGATTCTAATCAGTTCATCTTTTCCAACATCATATTGTATTCCAGCAGCTAGCATTCTTGCTCTTTTTGCTAATTCTTTACCTCTTGTTTTTCTAACCTTTTCAACTTGACCAACTCTTATTGCTCTTAACTTAACAAGAGCTTTCTGCATCCTTTTAGTCCATTTATCATATTCTTTATATAATTTCTTTTCACATTTTCTCGGATTAAGAAATTGTCTACATTTTGCAAGTTCCGTTCTTAAATCCTGAACGACTTTCCTTGCTGCGTTAACATGACATTCAGCTTTGCAGATCGATCTCTTTGTAGATAACGGCAATTTTCTAAAACATTGCCTCTCGCATGGGTCTCTTAACTTTCTAAAAATATAAAGACTGAACATACCTAAAGGCGGCCCTGCTAACACTCCAGCTTTTAAACCTTTTGCCTTTAAACCCAATGCCGCTCCAGCAATCGCAGCAAAACCATACTTCAAAAACTTTCCAAATTTACTTTCAAATTCTGTTACATCCTCAAATAATAATGTTACAACACCTTCGTAATCTAAATTTTCAACTTCATAATATAAGTTAACATGTTCAATGAATGTAAGACCTTCTTTAAGATTTTCATCATCTAAAATAACATCAGCGAGAATCTCTTTTCCAATCTCTGTAATTAGTTGTCTATCATAATCTATCATGTTGCAACCTCAAACTCTGGAACTTCTAAAAATTTAAAATATACATTTTCATCAATTATAACCTGAAGTTGTGTATTATCTCCTTTGTAATCAACATCAATTATTACATTGAATCCTTTTCTACTGGGTATAAATGTCACAGTCACTTCTCGAATTGTTGCTCTTGCATCATATATTCGTAAGGTTTCAATTACTTCTTGTATAATTGCTTCTTCCGTTGATTCATCTGCAGGATCAAAAACGAGTTTATATAAATTACTACCATATTCGGGATCGTACTGATAAGTTCTCTTTGGAGTTACTAAGATGTTAGTCCATGAAGATAAAATAACTTCAATATCTGTCACCCTTTTAAAATCACCGGACAACACAATTTTAGACTGATAATCAGCATCTTTATCATCGGCACCAACAACAGTTTTATTGAATCTATCTAAAAGATTTGCCACTGTGTTTTTTAGTCTCCTCATCTATACGTCTTTGTTTCTCTTCCTCTAAATTAGTTTTCCATTTCATATAATCATAAAATTTTTGTAAAGGCATTTGAACAACATCGCTAAACGATTGCCCACTCAATTCCATGCAGGTAAAAACGTCCGCAGCCAGAGATTTCCTGTATTTCTCTATACTATCAGGCTGCATATAATGCGCGAAAAAAGTTTTCGACTAAATCAATATCAAAAATATCTTCATTCCCACATGATGGACAGTAATTTTTCATTTTTAATTCAATGCCATACTTACCAAATGATTCAGTATATTGTTCATATATTTTTCTTTTGTCTTTTGCTGGTAATGATAAATAAGCATCAACAACATCAATTCGTTCTTTATATACAACAGCTTCTGCTTTTTCTTCAATATCTTGCTCAAAAGAGTCGATGATCAAAGTTTCAGTAATTAATTCAAGTGTGCTTCCAGGTCTAGACATTAAACTTCTCATATTTGAAATCTCATCAAATAATGTTGGTTGTTTTATTAATGCAAACACACCTGGAGATGCAGGCAATGCAACTCTAATTCTTTCCCTGATAACATTTTTTCCTTCGTAGGGTTTAAAGTTGAAAGTTTCAGATGCTTTAACTGTAACTGGAAATTGATGGTTACATGAAGTGCATTTTATTTCATAATTTCTAATATCTTCATATGTGATATGATAGAGACCATATAGTAATGCATCTCGATCTTTTAAAGTTAAATTTTTATGAAATTCATCTAACGTATTAATAGTTTTTGGTTTCTTGATCGTTGAATCAAAAATACATTTATTTAAATGCTCAGCAATTTTCTGAGGTGTTATAAGACTTCCTTTTAAAGCTTCTTCTTCCTGAACATTCAAACTCCTTACAGTGAAGGACAAATTTGTTTGAGGTGTGATAACCTCATACTCCGGATACTTAATATTAAAACTTTTGAACGTCATGATCTATCTCCTTTCTTTCAGTTCTATTTATTTTTTTTTCATAGATGCAATTATCTCTTTAACTTTACCCTCAAGTAAAGCAGCATCAAATCTATCATAAACAATTTCCTCTGCCATTTCATCTAATATTTGAACTTTTCCATCTAGAATAAGAGCCATTACTTGAGCATCAGTAGCTTCATTTTCTAGGAAGTTCATTAATTGTAATTTAGCTGCTTTTGTTAAATCTGACTCTTTTACTATATAGGCAGCTGTTACTCTTAACTGGTCCATTGTAAAACCTCCTAATATTTAATTCTTACTTTTGTTATCTGTCTTTCAATATGTTTTATTTTCTCAACAAATCTTTTTCGGCATTTTTCTGGTTTATCAGTACCTGCACACTTGGGAGCTTCCGCTCTGAGCGCCCGTAACTTTTCATGATATGATCTAAGAACGAAACGTTTCTTGCATAACTTTTTCTCTGGTCCAACTTTTTCAGCACATGCTTTAGCAGCCTGTCCAAACCAGTAGCTATATACTTGTGTTGCTTTAGTAAGAGCTGTATTAAAGACTAAATCTTGTGCAATTACAGCTGCTAAAGGAGCAACTTCTGAAATAGCTCCATCTAATTTTGATTCATCAGCTTCAGATATTTGTCCTATTTCACCAGTAGCAATAAACAGCTTAACTTGTGCATTGCTTGCATCTCTCAAATAATTAAGCAATTGAAGTTTAGCTGGTTTGCTTAAATCAGACTCACGGACTAAGTAAAATGAAAGTATTCTAAGATCTTTTTCTCTCATATTATGCACTTCCTTTAACTTTGTCTCCATAATCTATAACGGTTTTCTTTGCTGCCTTAAATATACCATTAGCAAAACCTTGGCATTTTTCGTGCACCCATTGTTCATGCCATGCATAATCGACGTTAAATTCAATTTCCACATCAAGTCTACCAACAGTTTCTACATCACTTGTATATAAGTCTTGTGGGTCTTTAGATGGAAATACTCCATCGTAACATGCGTAATACTCTACTGTTACTCCGTCTGGAGCTGTAGTCCAGTAGTATAATAAACCAGCATACGTTGACTTAGTATATCCTTCACCACTTTCTCCATCTTCTATACTAAAATCAGTAGCTCCTGTTCTATAATCTCTTATCATTTTAACCCAACTATGCATAATATCAAGAATTGGGGTTTTATTAAATTCAAAGAATTTTACT